CTATGAGGCAGAGTTTGATTACAAAACATTGAAAAATATATATTGGGCGGAACCATTTTACTCATTTGCTAGAGATGAAATTAAAAGAAAACTTTTGGACCATAAGTACGGAATTCTAATAACTGCCACATTTCCAAAAGAAATGCCTCTGGAAAAGGTTCGAAAAATCATGTGCGACAGAGTGACTGAGTGGAAAAAAGAAAAAAATGTTTGTAGGAAGTCAGGCATCATGGAATGCTCATGCAATGGATTAGGTTCTTGACGGTACAATCTTCTTCCAATGCATCTCTGGATTGCTTGTAGCGGACTGTATATGACTCATAGGATTTATTCTATTCCCTTTCATTTGTGGTGAAAAATGAATAGTCAGTAAAGACTTTAAAATCTCCAACTACTGTTTGAGGAAAAAAGAACAGCGTGTAGGTTGGCGGTAACACGATAGGAAACTTAAATAACCGCATAGTGTAGCGCACAACACGATAAATAATGCTGCTAACCGTCCTGGAGACGGTTGGGGGATGTAGCTCAGTGGTAGAGCAGCTGGCTTATATCCAGCGTGTCGCAGGTTCGATACCTGCCATCCCCATTGCAGTTTGGCATACTGCAATAAGTACTCCTTTTTATATTTAATTTATCCGCAGATGTGAAATTCAACCCTGTCTTTTTCGGAAGACTGACCGTTATAGGCGGTAAAACACCGGGTAGCTGTTACCTACTCGGTAGTTCTTGGCAGGTATGCAAGTGGTCAAAGCAAGCCGACTGTAAATCGGTTCCATATGGTTCGTGGGTTCGAATCCCACCCTGCCAACTTCCGGGCGGTGGCTGCCGGAAAACAACTGTTGTCATAACCTGATTTAACCGATACAGCCACAAAAATGTCGTCATAGCTCAATTGGAAGAGCAACTTTTCTTTTAATCCTTTCTTAGAGTAGGTTCCCGGTTCGAATCCGGGCGGCGACTTCACGCAACAGTCAGCGTGAGTGCTTTTAGCTGCAAAGTTGCACTTAAAAAAGAATTGTAGCGGCATAGGGTACTTTTGACGGGGTATCCTATGGACATGGACACATGGTCTAATGGAAAGACACCGGCTAAAAATTCACCTCGTCTGCCGGGATAGCGGTTCGATTCCGCTTGTGCCTACTTGCTGTCGATGTGGAAACCACACTTTCTTTTGAAATGTTCTTTCTGGTGGTATCGGTTCGAATCCGAACGACAGCTTTTCAGTTTTCACGGTTTCTGAAAGCAGTTACTTTTTGTCATTTTCATAAAATCTCCTTAAAAGTGAAATTTGGTAAGTTCCTACGTATACAGAAAAAACCGTGATTTATCGTTATAGCTTAACGGCAAAGCAGTAAAAGTATCCCTCTCTTTTAAAGATTCCGGTTCGAGTCCGGATAACGGTTTTCAAACATGGTCAACTCAGTGAAGATGGATTTTTCAGTCCTGCTGAGATGCAGCGGTGAATAAGTAAGGTTGATTCGGGATACTGGCTCAACCGATCCTTTCTGCCGGGAGTGATTCTGGTGGAGAAGACGGGAACCCGTCAACAATGCCCTGCAGTGTATCATCATAGAGAGGTCAAAAGCAGGATCCTTGTGGTCAGCGATGAATAGACGCCTGCGGTGCAGGAATAATCCAGTTAGGTGAGCGGTGTGAGAGACCACGGACCGGCTGGAAAACTCAAACAAGCTGATTTGCCTTGAACCTGAGAAATCGGGGTATAACACAAGAAATCTGTTAAAGTAGCGGTATGGCACAGATGCGATATTTCTTTTGAGAGAGATGCATAGTCTCTTTAAAATAAAGATATTCTGAAAGAACCGTGAAATTTACGGGTATCAATCCCGTGTGTGCTTTGACAGCGGTAAGAAGCCAAGGGTCGCAACCGGAAGCTCAGACTTATCGTCACGCTGGCCGAATATGATTCCTACTATGATGGATAATGGGAAACCATGACTGTGTTTGAAAAACCTTTGTTTTAATCAACATTTTGTATTTGTAGTACCTATTTCAAGTAAAAATGTAAAAAGTGGTGTTTTAGCTGCGGAGTCACCAAAAGAGTTACTTTCTCAGAGTTACAGATGGATGTGTCTAAAGAACCGTAGCGGCACGGGAAACTGTTTTCAGACTTGCAGATTCCCGTGGACATGGGCGTGTAGTTCAGATGGCAGAACGGTGGAGTTTGACTCTATAGGTTGGTGGTTCGAATCCACCTACGCTCACTACAAAGGAAAAGGAGAAAAAACGTGATTTTTGAAAAAATCTATTTTATGATAAAACAAAAATTCTGTAAGCATAGATTCCGGAAACACTTTGACACACACAAACGGGAGTATATCTGCAAATGTGTGAAATGCGGAAAAACTATGACTTACGATGCGAAAGGGTATTGATATGGACAAATCGGGGGAAGAAATGAAAATCAAAGAAAATATCCTGATGAACCTTGACCGGATGGCACAACTGGCAGAATCCGGATACACGGTGACAATCAGGAAGATTAAAGATGGTGTGAAAATTACAAGTCACAAAGAAAGGGTGGTAAAATGAATTTTGCTGATGGGTCGGTGATTTAATTATGATACCAAAAATGATTGCTCATATTGAAGCGACAGGTCAAGAAGTTCTCGGAAACTTAAGATTTGATACGATTGTCATGGATGCCGGATGGAAACTTGACGATAAAGGACACCGGTATTGGCAGAGAAAAAAATACATGTATTTGCCAATTTTTGAAGCCTATCAGCCATTAAAGCGTTTCAGAGGAACAACGAGAATTATTGTAAACAATAAATTTGATTTTATTGGTTATCACGATGGAAATATGCGTTTGATTGCAATGGAACCGGTCGATAAATTCCCTGGTGAACAAGAGGAGTAAAAAATGGATCGTTTTAGGGAAGACAAAAGAGTATCAATAAGTCCAGTGAGCGTGTATGTAGATAAAACAATCAATCGTTAAATGGAATATTGATTTTTGAGGAATTCCGAACTAACGGAGGATATGTGAATAACGGTTTTGAAAGTCGATATAGTTACGGTGAATTAATGTATATTCCGGTGATCGAAAGCAAAGAATTCATAAAGCCGTTTAAGGATTATTCGGAAGTTGTAGTAGCCGGGGAATATGGTTTTTACGCATGTTACGGAAAAGACAACAATCTTATTGGCTTGAGAGCAATTGAAAAAATACCGGAGGACATATGCGACAGGATCATGAATACACAGGATATTGAGGAATAAGGTGATACTATGGGACGAAAATGTATATTAGTGGACAGGGAAAAGTTCACAAATGCAATAAATGATTACTGTCAGCACAAAATCACGATGGCGGTTGCCTGTAAAAGAGCAGGAATGAGTGAACCAACGTTCAGAAAGTACCTGCGGATGTGTTGGCTGGGACAGCCGTTACCGGAAGAACTGTTTGAGCGAAAAAAATAAACATAGAAGCCAATGCCCGGATGCGGACATGGAACAGAGAAGTGTCTCTTAACTTTTTTTATTTGAGTTAGGAGGCACTTTTTTACGTTATGGCAAGTGAGTACCTGATAAAGACGATAAATGGATATGAGGACTATATACGGAGACGAGGGATAGATGAACAAGTTCTTGATGCGTATGCTTTAGCAGTTCAAACAGCTATTCTCGAAGAAAAAGATATCAAGTATGGAACAAAAATATCTTCAAGAGCAAAAAACATTATTAATCAGCTAATTTATAATCAAACAGGTGGAGGAACATTTGGACAGCTGGAAGATTTTGCACAGCAAAACAAAACAGAATTTGGTCTGATTAATACATATTACAGCATTTTAAAGACGGAAGCACCACAAATTCTTGACAGTTATATGCTGTATGTTGAAAAGAACAGAAAGCGCAGAGATCGTTTTTATGAGCCACGAAGAAAAACGCTAAAGTTAGTAACGGATAAGCTACAAATGCTTGAGGATGATGAATTGGATGAACTTTTTGTTCATATGCCGGCGCGTGTAGGAAAATCCCAAGAATTAACCCTCGCAACTTCGTGGAAATGCGCTAGAAATACAGAAGCAAGCAATCTTTATGTTACTTATAAAGAGGGACTTGGAGGAGCCTTTCTTGAAGGTGTAATAGAAATCTGGACAGATCCTATTTATTGCTTTTCCGATGTGTTTCCAAAAGCAATTATTGTTGACACGGATGCGAAAAATAATAAAGTAGATCTGCAAAGAAAGAAAAAATATAAATCTCTTTCTGGAAAAGGACTTACAGCGGGTCTAAATGGTGAGTACGATGCGTATGGATGGCTCGTTATCGATGATATCTTAGAGGGAATACAGGATGTATTAAATCCAGATATTCTCCGAAGAAAGCAGATTATCTTTGACAACAACGTCATGAAACGAAAAAAAGAAAAATGCAAGGTTATCTATAATGGTACGATATGGAGTTTGCAAGATATCTATATGGATCGGCGCGATTTCCTGGAAAATAATCCGGAAGCGCAAGATATACGATGGGATGTTTTGAAGATACCTGCTTTGGATCCAGTTACGGATGAAAGCAATTTTGATTATGACTATGGAGTTGGTTATTCAACAAAATATTATCGGATTGAAAGAGCTAAGTTCGAAGAAAACGATGATATGGCCGGATGGTACGCACAATGTCAGCAGGAACCGATTGAACGTGATGGTGCTGTTTTTAATTCGGAACATATGAAATTTTACAACGGTGTTTTGCCAGCGGAAGAACCGTATAGAATATGTGCTGCATGTGACGTGGCACTCGGCGGAGAAGATAATCTAGCATTTGCGGTAGCATACATGTATGAAGACGGATCTGTATATATCGACGATGTTATATTTGACAGTTCCGAAAAGAAAGTTACAAAACCAAAAGTAGTTAATATGATTATTGAACATAATGTCGGAAGTGCTTTTTTTGAATCTAACCAAGGAGGAGAAGGGTACAAAGATGAGGTCGATTCACTTTTAAAAGCAAAAGGAAGAAAAATAAACCTTGTCTCAAAATATGCGCCGACTTCTATGAGAAAGGCACAACGAATATGGGATAAAGCTGGTTCTATAAGAGAGTGGTACTTCAGAGACACTGGGTGCAGAAACAAAGAGTATCGAAATTTCATGAGAAACCTGTACTCATTTACTATTAAAGGGAGAAACCAGCATGAAGATGCTCCGGACTGTCTTGCTTCACTTGCTTATTTTATCGAAGGAACGTGGGAACCGGCAAAAATAGAACCAATAAAAAATCCATTCAGGGGAGGATATTAACATGGACACAAAAACATACTTAAACCAGATCGCTGTTTTGAATTCCGTAATCCGGAACAAAACGGAAGAATTGCAGCAGTTAAAAGGGATGACGGTATCGATATCGACTACACAGAAAGAAGTCAACGTACAGGTAACGCCTGACAAGGACAAGCTTGGCAGCGCGGTGGCTGAAATCGTAGATCTTGAAAACGATATCAGTGAAATGATAAGCCAGGCTCTGGAACGTAGAAGACAGATTACTACGGAAATCAGTAATCTGCAAAATAAAAATCAGTACGATGTACTGTACAAACGGTATGTCCTTAGGAAAGACTGGAATTTGATTTGTGTGGAGATGGGCTATTCATTCAGAAACGTGATGTCTATCCACGGGAAAGCGTTGAAAAGTTTTGAAAAGCTGTTCGGAGAGAAATATTTAGCACAAAAGTGCACATAAATGCACATTTTTTCATCTATTCGCAGAAAAATTGACCTGATATAATAATAATCAGATAAAAAGAAATTTTTATCCACCAATCAATCCCCCTTGATGTTGAAAAGCGCGCTTTGCAGTTATGCAGGGCGCGTTTTTTGTGGAGAAAATCATGAAAGAGTATAGAAAAAAGACGATTTACTGCCCAGAGTGTGGCAGAAAAGTAGGGATGTACGATGGAAGATCGCAGATTGATAAGCGTTATCTGTGTAAGAAGTGCAACAAAAGAATCGTATATCGTGTAGCGAACGGAAAAGTAGAAGTAAAAAAACGCGCAGATCGGACAACGAGCAGCGGAATGGTATTTGGAGTGTAAGAAATGGGACAGAATAAAATGTTTTTTCATGAACTTGTGAAGGGCAATTACGGAAGAAAAATTGCATATGCGGACGTAGAAGAAGTTAATGAGAAAAACATTCTTGATATTGTCGGAGATACACTTGGGACTTTCTACTACAACAAAAAGATCGCTGATTATCTGTGGAGATATTATAAAGGCGATCAGCCGGTGTTGTATCGAACAAAGACCATCCGTAATGATGTAAACAATAAGATTTGCGAAAACCACGCATATGAGAGTGTGCAATTTAAAGTTGGTCAGTCTTACGGTGAACCGATGCAGTGTGTCGGAATCGTTAAAGAAGATATAAACGAGATCGTTGATAAGTTCAACACCTATCTGAGACTGGCACATAAACACGCAAGAAATATTCGGTGTGGTGAATGGCAGTCCGCAACAGGAACAGGATTCTTGGCGGCGCAATTTGTAAAAGACAAAAAAGCAAATGTGCCATTTCGCATTACGGTGCCAACACCGATGAATACTTACATAATCTACTCTTCTATTACGGACGAGCCACTTGTAGCCGTACAGGAATTAAAAAACGAAAAAGGGGAATGGTACAAAGCGTGTCACACAGCCACACATCAGTGCAAAATACTGAATGGGAAAGTAAAAGACTGGGAACTTCACGCTTTTGGCGGTATTCCGATTGTAGAATACCCAAACAATTTCGAGAGAATTTCAGATATCGAACTGGTAATCAGTATGTTTGATGCTCTGAACGAGATCCAGTCCAACAGAGCAGACGGCATTTCTCAATTTGTTCAGTCATTTATTAAGTTTGTCAATTGCACGATTGACAAAGAGACGTTCGAACAGATGAAAACGAACGGTGCATTTGTTGTAAAATCCAACAATGCTGAAAACAAGGCTGATGTCGATATCATGAGCCAGGAATTGAACCAGACGGAAACGCAGGTTGCAAAACAAGACCTGATGGACAATATCCTGCAGATTCTTGCAATTCCAAAACTGGAAGGGAATACCGGAGGGGACACGCAAGGAGCTGTCCAACTTCGTAACGGATGGGACATGGCGAAAACCCGTGGAAAATTAAAAGATCCTATCATCCAAGAATCTGAACAAAGGCTGAATGAAGTAATCCTGAACATTATCAGGGTTCAAAAAGGGAAAGACGATTGTCCTCTTGATATCAGTCAATTCGAGGTTACGATCAATCACAGTCCTATGGACAACATGCTGGTAAAGGCACAGTTCCTTGACTATTTACTGAAAGATGGTGTGCATCCGAAGATTGCATTTGAAAGAAGCACCCTGTTTGCAGACAGTGAAAAAGCATACAATCTGTCAAAACCGTATCTGGATGTGTTGTATAAGACATTGGAAGAAGTGGAAAAAGCGCAGAAACAGGTGCTTGAACGGCAACAAAACCAGAATCAGATAAAGGATAATCAGGAATGAGATATCACGACATTACGAAAGATGATATGAAAAACGGGGACGGATTACGGATTGTCCTCTGGATGTCCGGGTGTTCACACCACTGCCCGGATTGCCAAAACCCGGTTACGTGGGATCCAATGTATATTGGAAATCGGAATGACACGTTAATATTGTGCCAATATATCAAACGAGTGTTTCCGAAGAAAACAATTTGGATGTACACCGGGTACTGGTATGAAGGTATCAAAGATCATGAAATCATGAAGTATGTAGACGTTCTGGTAGACGGAACATTCGTCAAGGCACTGAAAGACAATACATTGAAATGGCGAGGAAGTTCCAATCAGAGGGTTATCAACGTACAGGAATCAAGACAAATGGATAAAATATGCCTTTTATGCGATTAAAAGATAAATCAGACAATCACAGATCATGTGGTTGTCTTTTTTATATAAAAATGCATTCTCACGCGTTAGATGAGAAAAAGTTAAATCCATGCTGATAGAACAGCGACAAAAAATGTAGATTGCACGGAGGTAATAACAATGACAAGAGAACAGGCAAAGAAAAATTTGATTGCATTAGGGATTGCAGAACCAACGGAAGATCAGGTTTCTAACTATCTGAATCAGTTCCATGGCGATGTAGAACCACCAACACCAAATCCAGCCCCAAATCCAACACCGGCACCAACCCCACAGCCAGCACCGCAGCCAAACCAGACACAAACACCGGGAAATGCAGATCTGAATGAAATAGAGAAGCTGCAAAAACAGATTGCGGATCTTCAGAAAGAGAATGTCAAAAAAGATATTCGTGCATATGCAGCTGAAAAGGGACTGACAGGGGAACAGACTGAAAAAATTCTTGGTGCATTACAGGACGATTTAGAAGTTGCAAAAACCGCAATCGATTCCATGTCACAGATTATCTCTGATAAAGAAACTGCCGCAGCTCAGAAAAAAGAGCAGGAAATCGCCAAAGGAAGCATGAATCCGGGCGGTGGAACTGGCGGCACAAACAAAGGTGATGAGAAGCCAGAAGATGTGAAAAATGCTGAATCCATCTATTTTGGCGAAAAACAGGGTGAACAGTCTATGAAAGACTATTACCTGATGAAGTAAGGAGGACAACATGGGAAAACCAACTGTAAGAGAGTTTACACAGGGAAAAGGAATTTTGAAATTTTTTCCGTATGAGGGAGCAGCGTGTGTGGTTCCACAGACTGCGGTAAGCGCAGCTGACGAAAATGGAATGAAGATTGTGAAAGCAGGAACACCGTATCCGTCCAACGATGCAAAGTGCCTTGGATATCTTCTGGAAGATGTAGATGTTACTCAGGGCGATGCACCTGGAACGTATGTATACCAGGGAACTATCGACTGGGAAAAGGTAAAAACACTTTCACCAACTATTGCAGATGCAGCTAGAAAAGCAACTCCTAGAGTTACATTTTACGGCGCACCACAGATTACAGAATAATCCAGGAGGTATATAAATCATGGCTTTACCATTAAGAGAAGCGTTTACTGCCAGAAGCCTTGAAGTGATGTGGGATAACTACAAAGCATCCCTCGCACTGCCACCGTATCTTGGCAGACAGAAATTTGGAACAACAAAACAGGATTCTCTCAGCATCAGATACATTATGGGAGAAAATTCACAGCCGATCGCATTAAAAGCATCCAACTTTGATGCACAGGCTCCACTGAGAGACGTTGGTGGATTCCAGGATATCCAGAACAAGATGCCGTTCTACAGAGAGTCCTACATGATCACTGAGGAAGAGGAACAGGCATATGCTGATTACCAGGCGGCTGAAAATTCCAGTCTGGCAAACCAGGTACTGAGACAGATCAGTAAAAAACCTATGATGCTGATTCAGGGCGCAATGGTGGTTCCTGAGAGACAGATTTGGGAGCTTCTGGCACCGGCTGACGGTGTACCGAAAGTAACTGTCAATATCGAAGGCAAAAAGTACGTTATTGATTACACAGCGGACAACGGAACGAAGCACAAAACAGATCACTTCATCGAAATATCCGGTGAAACAGACAAATGGACAGCATCCGCAACAGCAACACCACTGGCGGACCTGATTAAAGCCAGAAGAGAGTTCGCAAAGAAAACTGGATATTCCCTGACAAGATTCTCCATGAACACAGAAACATTCGAAATGATTCTGAACGCTGAAGACACCAAAAAACAGGTTCTGGGAATCACTGCCTACAACGGTGGCATCAGAGTGAGACAGGAAGATGTTCTGGCATATCTGAGAGGATACGGAATCGAAATCGAAGTGTACGACAAGATGTACGTTGATGAATCTGGCGTTACTCAGTATTTTATTCCGACTAATATTATATCCTGCCAGTCCGCAGGTGTATACCTCGGAGATTACATCTTCGGAAGAACACCGGAAGAAAGAAGCGGTGACAAAGCAACAGGAAATCTGTCTATCGTAGAAACTGGTATTTCTGTTTACACATATGCGACGGATCATCCGATAAATACACACTGCATCGTATCTATGATCGGTCTTCCGTCTTTCGAGGGAATGAACAGCGTTGTGGTCATGAAAGTAGCGTAAGGCGGTGTGTGTATGATTGCAGACCATTTAATGAAAGTGAATGGTCGGTGGTATAAAGCGGGAGAAGAGGTTTCCGAATCTCCCGTTGAAAAACCATCACCAGAAAAGACCAGATATACAAAGACGGAAATCAACAAGATGAATGTTTCAGAACTTCGGAGATTGGCAGCTGAAAACGGTGTCAAAGATCCAGAGGGTATCAATGGGACAGACCTGAAATCTTATTTGATTTCTGCGTTTGGGCTGTAAGGAGAAGAAATGGAAGTAACAGAATCAATCAAGAATTTGGCAACTGAATATTTTGATGACGTTCCGGAATTAAAAGGTCAGATTCCACCGAAACTTCTGGTTGATTTTGCTATACGAAAATATAAGCAGGTCAGAAATTTCCCAAAAGGATATACGGAAGAACAGGTTGGAAGTGATCTAGAGGAAAACAAGTCCATTATCGCTATGGCAGTGGTGGATTTGTATCTGAAGACAGGAGCTTTTGGTGAGACTTCACACAGCGAAAATTCAACAACACGTTCCTGGGAAAATGCTTATATATCCAGTTCGATATACAGCGATGTACTACCATATGTACATGCTTTATAAGAAGAATGTGCGTGATTGTTCAGATGTAAGTATCTGGACGGTTGCAGGGTATCAGTCATTACGGGCGGTGGGCAGACTGATTTACAAAAGAAATATGGAGAAAACATGCGTGAAATAATATTACAGACTTATATCGTTTCTCTTCCGATTCTTCTTGGGTATATCGTGTGGTTGCTGAAAAATCAAAAGAAATATAGAGATGCAAACGGGAAAGGCACTATGTTGCTTTTGAAGATTCAGCTGATTGAATATCACTCAAAGTACACAGAAGCTAGATATATTCCGTCTTACGCGTATCAAACGTTTTGTGAAATATACGAAGCGTATCATGCGCTTGGAGGAAACGGGCTGGGAACGAAAATGAAAGAAGAGATTGACGAACTTCACATTAGAAAAAAGTCAAGTGGAGGTGAGAATTAATGGATATTTCAACAATGGGAACAGTACTCGCTATCGTAGTCATCACATATCTGATTGGACTTGGTGCAAAACTGTGTCCAAAAATCAAAGACAATGTGATTCCGGTGATCGTAGGAGTTGCAGGTGGAATCCTTGGTGCGGTCGGAATGTATGTCATTCCTGATTTTCCGGCACAGGATATTATGAACGCAGTAGCTGTCGGTATCGTATCTGGATTAGCCAGCACAGGTGCGGATCAGGTTGTAAAACAGACCAAAAAGGCAAAAGAAGAATGATCGCGCTGCAAGCGAACAAACAGAGTATGAAATACCTGATTCCCGGAAAGTCGGAACCTGTTTATGAAACGGACGATGATGGAAATATCAAATACATTATCGTGGACGGAAGACAGGAACCGATTGCAACAGGAGAGTATCGGGTGACTGCCGGTGAAATCGTTGATTTTCGAGCAAACATCAATTCTACTCTGACAGAAGCGTTTATCCGTGCATTCGGCATAGATGATTCGTCGGACAAAGCAACGATTGTGAGTACAAAGAATTTTCTTCCATTAAGAGTTGGAATGAGGATCTGGAAAGATTCAGAAGTTTTGTATAAGAACGAAACAGTAGATGCGGATTCAGCTGATTACGAGGTGATTGGCGTGAACACGGAAGCATTGAATGAAGATTGTTTTTTGCTAAAAAAACTTTTGCACAACGGGGGGTGACTGACTGTGAAAAAGATATCTTTTGGATTGTCTGTAAAAAGCATTCAAAACGCTATCGAAGAAATTGAAGATTATCAGAGATCTTTCAATAAAAAAGTGGAGGAATTCGTCACCGAACTTTCCAAGTACGGAAGAATCGTAGCTATGGAAAAAGTACAGGAATCTCCACTTGGAAAGACAGTCACCCTGCGATGTGAAACTACGCCGGAAGAAATGGGGTGCAAAGCTATCCTGATTGCTACGGGAGAATTAAAACAGGCAGAGGGACACGAACCATTTTCAACATTGCTGGCAATCGAATTTGGAGCAGGTATTTTTCACAACAAAGTACCGAATCCAAAAGCAAATGAAATGGGATACGGTGTCGGAACGTTCCCGGGGCAGGTTCATGCATTTGAGGATGGATGGTATTACCTCGGAGACGATGATAAATGGCACTATACGCACGGTGTTAAAGCAACAATGCCAATGTATAATGCAAGTGTAGAAATGGCGAAAAACGCCAAAAGAATTGCGAGAGAGGTGTTTGGAAATGGATAATTCGTGGGTTTTTGACTTAGAAACGCGGATTTTCTCTATTGTCAGTGCGAAAGTGAGTAGAAAACTGAAAGAGAAATATCCAAACATCTTTTTCACAACAACTTCAAGTCCGAAAGATGTTATCACAAAGTTTCCTACCGTGTACATCCATGAGATGCCGGGTTCAGAATCTGGAATCACAAAGGAAAGGGATAAAATCAACGGAATCTCGTATGCAATGCAGATTGAAGTGACAACAAATGTTTCACAAAAAGAAGCAAAAACGGTACTGAAAGAGGTCGCATTTGCTTTTAAAGAAATGGGATTTGAAATCAACAGTTTCCCAGAAGCAAGTAACGGAACTTCTTATTACCGTAGCATCATGCGTGTAAAAAGAAACATAGGATCAAAAGATGTACTGTAGACAGAGCCTTAAGGCTCTTTTTTTATTTGCCAAAATGGCAGAAAGATAGGTGAAAACATGGCTTTTACAAGTTATAAATCAAGGGTAATCTACAAAGAAATGACAGAAACTGACCCTACAAAAGCGGATTTCGCAGGTACTTATAACCTTCTGTGTGCTGCTAAAAGTATTCCGGCACCGGTATCAGCCCCAAACACGGTAGAATCCACCACACTGGAAGACGATGCACAGACATATAAGAAAGGTGTCAAAACATCTGACTCCAAAGAGTTCACTGGAAATCTGGAAAAAGAGTATCTGGATAACATCGATAATTTGGGTGATAAGAGTCTGTGTATTATGCAGCTGTATGGAAATGACGGCATCGGTGGCGAAGCAAAATATGCTTATGTCGGACAGGCTTCTGCTACACCGAACGATATCGGCGGAGTTGATGAAATCGTAGAAATGGGTGTAACACTGATACCGAACACGGTAGCAAAGAAAGTTACAGACAACTACACTATCGTGGATAATAATGACGGAACATTTACAGTAACAAAAAAATCGTAAGTCTCCAGAGTGAGTCAGCGACTACTGGGGACTATGTCTACAATTACGCTGGCGATTAGAGAAAAGGAAAAGGGCGGTCTTCGGATCGCCCTTCCCGTATTTTACGGAAAGGGAAGGAATAAATGAGAAGAATCGTTATTAATGGAAGAGAATACGCAGCAAAACCGTTTGACTTCAACATGATCTGCGACCTGGAAGATCTTGGAGTATCTATCGAAGATATTGAGAGAAAGCCGGTATCTATCGTAAGAGCATATGCAGGAATTTGTATGGGAAAATCGGCAAAAGAGAGTGGTCTTGAGATTCAGGAGCATCTGTTAAACGGCGGCAGCTTTGACGATATCATGAAAGTTATCAGTAAAGAAATGGAAGAATCTGATTTTTTTCGCAACCTCGGGAAGGACAAGAAGGAGAAAACTCCAACGTATCCGGGCAAAAAGAGACAGAAAAATTATCACCAGAACAACCGGCACAATGGAAACAGAAATACCGGACACACCGGGAATATTACACCAATGAATGGTTCCCGGAAGCGAGACGACTGGGAATAAGCTGGGAAGAATTTTGGAAAATGAACCCACGGATTTTGAATGCAGTACAAAAAGGCTATCAGAAGTCCGTGGAAGATCAGGACCGCATGAATTGGATGGATGGACAATACCAAATGTCGGCTGTTTTGACAGCTTTAGATAAGGCTTTGAATGGAAAGAAATCAAAAGCGGAATATTTAAAGAAACCACTTTTTGAACTGATTTCCGATGAATCAAAGAGTAATACGGAAGAAAATGAGGATTTGGCAATGCGTCTGGAGATTCAAAAGATGGAACAGTGGATTGCAAATGACAGAAGAAGAGGTCTTCCGGAAACGAAAATATAAAGGCGGTGAGAACATATGTCTGATGAAATGGACACCCTTGAACTACAGATAGAAGCCAAAGCGAAAGGTGCGAATGCATCTTTAACAGGTCTTGTGAAACGACTTGGCAAAGTATCTGATGCATTAACAAAAGTACAGGCATTGACCGCCGGTTTCGATAAGATCACAAACCTCGATTTTGGCGAAATAGAGGCTTATCGGACGGAACTCAGGGAATTTACCAAAGAGTTAAAAAACATCGGAAATAAGCCTGTAAAACCGCGTGTAGACAGGTCGGATTTAAAGTATACCTATAAAACACTGGACGAGATAAAGGAAAAATTCAAAGACGTTGGAAAAAATTTAGATTTTTCCGGACTCGGACAAACTGAACTTGATGCGAAAATCAAACAGACAGAGAAAAAACTTTCAGGACTCAAAGACAGACTGCAAGAAAAACTGGATACGGAGAATGTAGACACCTACGGAAAAGCGTATGTCAATCTGGTTTATAAAATCCAGAAAGCGGAAAACGAACTGAAAGCACTGAAACAGGTAAGTACACCATTCGACCCTACTTCTTTGAAAAATATGAAAATTCAGAGAGGAGATACAGGGGAAAATACAGTCAATCCTGTTGCAGCAGAAACGACTTCGACTTCCAGTACAAATGTTCAGAAGATTGCAGAATCGGCAAAAGTGGCATCAGAAGAGGTAAGAAAACTCGGCCAAGAGTTGAATAATGTTTCGACTTCTGAAAATGTTTCAAAACCAGCATCTGGATTCGAGGAATTGAAAAGTGAAATTATACGGACAAAAGAAGCGATAGCAACTCTTGGAAATATTCCGTCTCAGGTAAAAGAAATTCCTGGAAAGATAAAGGAAATCTTTGGAAATCTAAAGATGAAAATTCAGGAATCGTCTGGTGTTAAGATGCAACCGCCGGATTCAAGTGAGATTGAAACTACTCTGAAAAGGATTCAGAGTGAGATAGCGATCACCAAAGAAGCTATCAGGCAGGCTTTTTCAGCTGGAGATCTTGCAGGAGTGGAGGAATTATCTGCAGGTCTGAAAGAGCTGGAAAAATCACAGCGAGCATACACAAAGCTGAAAGAGTCAGTTTACGGTGCAGCACAGAGCGGAAATGCGGTTACAAGGGCATTTCAGGCGATTGGAAGTATCGGAAACAAAGCAAACAACCTTGCCAAAGGATTCGATAAGGTACAGAAATCTGTTGCCAACGCAAGAAAGATGGCAAGCAAAGCTATCCATCCGTTCAGAACCTTAAAAGAATTGATGGGCGGAGTAAGCAGCGGTGGTAATGGAATGGGACTTGGACGGATGATTGGATCATCTATCCTGTTTTCTAGCATTTTCGGTGCAATCAGTCAGATAAAACAGGCTGTCAAAGAGGGTTCGGATAACCTTGTTCAATACAGCGACACCTACAACAAAAGCATTTCTGGCATGGTTTCGTCTTTACTGTACCTGAAAAATGCATGGGCAGCAGCTTTCGCTCCAATCATAAATGTAGTCGCACCTTATGTGTCTGCATTTATCGATATGATGGCTCGGGCACTGAACAGTGTTGGCCAGTTTATGGCAGCACTTACCGGAAAAGGCTTTGTCGTACAGGCGAAAAAGGCTTGGAAAGACTATGGCGCATCCATCGCTGATACAAGCAAAAATGCATCAAAAGGACTGAACAATACTAACGATTCTGCGAAAAAGCTGAAAAAGACCATTTTCGGTTTCGATGAACTGAATGTGCTGGCTTCCAATGACAATACCGGTTCTAACGGTGGTAACGGATCTGGAAATGGAAGCGGTGGTGGATATACCGGTCCGTCCCCGTCAGATATGTTCGAGACTATAAAAGTCCCGGATTCCATGAAAGACTTGGCGGACAAGTTCAAGGAAGCACTTGCAAACTCCGATTTTACAGATATCGGGCGCATGATAAGCGATAAGCTGAGTAATGCATTAGAGAGTATTCAGTGGGATAAGGTTTACCGCCACGCTGAGAACTTCGGGAAAGACATTGCTACTTTTCTGAATGGATTGATTACACCACGATTATTCTATGATCTTGGAAAAACGCTTGCAAATTCCATCAACACTGCGCTCCATTCGGCAAACGCATTTGCAATCAATTTTGACTGGAAAAACCTCGGAACATCTCTAGCGAAGAGCTTAAAAGGTTTTATTGAAAACTGGGATGCAAAGCTGACAGCACAGACTTTTAGCAATTTAGTAAAAGGGATTATTAATGGCATTACAGCGTATTTACAAACGCTGAGAAGTGACGAGGTTTTTGCTACAGTCGCAAAGAAAATAGTTGACCTTATCTGCAACGTAGATTGGCTTGGTTTAGGTTGGGATTTACTTGGACTTTTTACAGCACTTGCCAGAGCTACCCTTGAAATGCCAGTACAGATCATAAAGGGCATTGCGGAAGGAATAGCAGAAAATATATTCGGTGTTAAATCAGTTGAAGAACTCAAGAAGAAAGCGTGGGATTATGTCCTTAAAGGGGCAGCTGCGCTGAATGACAAGTTTACAGAGTGGTACGATGCCGCAGGAAATCTAATCAGTGGATTTTTCAAAGGAATTGGCGATGCGGTAAAAAATATCAAGGAATGGATTAAGGAATATGTCGTAGATCCTTTCATAAAAGGCTTCAAGGCACTTTTTGGTATAAATTCTCCATCAACCGTAATGGCTGAAATCGGTCAGTGGATTCTTCCGGGATTCCTGAACGGTGTCAAAGAAAAGGTTACAGACGTAATTAACTGGTTCGGAAGTCTTCCTGGCAAAATCAAAGATGCTCTCGGCAATGCAAAAGACTGGTTGGTTGAAAAAGGTAAGGGAGCTATCGAGGGAATTAAAAATGGTTGGGAATCTGTAAAAGATAGCAACTTCTTACAAAACGCAAGAAAGCTGAAAGACGAAGCGTTTACAGCTGTAGGTGATGTAGCTGGAAAAGTAAAACAGAAAGGTATCGACCTGATTTCCGGTATCAAGTCTGGTTACGAAAACAGCAAACAATCTGGATTGCTATCTAAAGTAGAGAATCTGAAAAACGAAGCATTTTCCGCAGTTGGGGATGTTGCAAACAAAGTAAGATCGAAAGGTTCTGACTTAATCAGTGGAATCAGAAACGGGTATGAAAACAGCAAACAAAGTGGTCTGCTTTCTAAAGTATCTAATCTGAAAAATGAAGTTTTCTCGTATGTTGGCAACGTGGCTGATAGAGTAAAATCCAAAGGTTCAGATATTGTTTCCGGTATCAAATCTGGATATGAAAACAACAAATGGTCTATCCGAAGTGCTGTATCAGGAATTCCAAACCTGATTAGCAGCGGAATCGGAAGTTTGTATAACATTGGACAAAGTGCTATTGCATCATTTGCTAACGGATTCTCTTCTATTCACATTCCAATGCCACATATTGGATGGAACTGGAACCGATTTGATCTTGGGGATTTTAGTTTTAGTGTTCCGTCATTCAACCTGAGATGGTACGCGAAAGGTGGATTCCCGAACATGGGGGAAATGTTCATCGCTGGCGAAAAAGGCCCTGAGATGGTCGGACAGATTGGAAAGAAAAATGCGGTTGCTAACAACACACAGATCACAACAGCAATCAAAGAAGCAGTTGTTGAAGGTATGATGCAAGTTGCTATGGCTACCAGTACGGAACAGTCCGATGATCTTCCATATATCATCCATGTGGAAGTGAAAACACAGGACAATGAGGTTCTGGCGCAGGCAGTTGAAAAAGGAAAGGCAAGCAGGGACAGTAGAATGAATCCTAGTCCTGCTTTTTGATAAGGAGGACATATGCCAAGAAATAATATGATGATGGTGGACGGGGTAAAAATCAAATCCCCGTCCTCTTTAACGTGGGGACAACAGGATATATCTGCTTCTGATGCCGGAAGAACCGATGATACGATCATGCACAAGAACCGTGTTGGACAGAAAGTCACATTAAAGCTGGCATGGAACGGTATGGATCCTGACGAAACCAGTACGATTCTGAAAGTATTCGATCCAGAGTATTTCCATGTGACGTACCACGATCCTAAAGAGAACAAAGTGGTTACAAAAGAGTTTTACTCCGGTGACAAAGAAGCAAAGTATTACTGTTGGACAGTGGGAAACAAGTTGTTTGAAAGCATTTCATTTAACATCATAGAAAGGTAGCACTATGAGAAAAGTTACATCTGATTTCAAAAATCAAATTGAAAGAGATAATAGAAATTACTATGAGTGGGTGGATATTACTTTAAAGGATGGAACTGTACTCAACCTGACGAATCGGAATATCTGGAATTCCGGTATAAAAATCGAAGATGCGGTTTCAGATACTTCTGAATTCCAGATAGGAACAGCGATTATCAACAAAGCTACCGTGACGTTGAATAACCTGTACGATGATTTTACAGATTATGATTTTGACGAAGCAAAAATTGTAATCTATATAGGGTATAACATAGACAGCACTATTCTCTATAGAGTTCTGCAGGATACCACAGGAAAAAATATTCTGGATACCACAGGAAACGAAATAGTAACGCTCGTCAACGGATCCATCGTTGAAAAGGTAAAAATGTTTACCGGAACCGTTGTTAATTCGCCGTACCAGAATAGTTCTCTGATAACGCTGACCTGCGAAGACAATATGCTTCTATTCGATCGTGATTATTCAGAAAGTAAGCTGATTTACCCGGCAACACGCGCTCAGATTCTCAGAGATGCTTGTGAAATGTGTGGCGTTAGCTTAGAAACACTTACTTTTGACAACTCAGATTATATCGTAAACACCAGACCGTCTGATGAAAAGCTGACTTTCCGGCAGGTAATCGCATGGACGGCACAACTTGGCGGTCAGTTCTTACGGTGTAATTCTGATGGAAAACTGTTCTGCGGATGGTATGATCTGAAAAACTATGAAGCAGATACGGTAAATGAAGAATACTTTGACGTAATCGCTTCAAACAGTTCTGTCACAGTGAACAGTGAAGATGTAATTATTACCGGAATACAGGTAACAGCATATCAAGAGAATCAGAGCGAAGAGGAAGCAGCTGACACATCTTTATACGGAAAAACAGGTTATGTTATTGCGATTGCTGATAACAAACTGATTGAAAAAGGAACAGCCAGTACTGTAGCAGCTATGATCGGCGAACGAGTGACAGGTATGCGGTTTCGACCGTTTTCAGCAAGTACACTGAATAATCCGACATATGAAGCAGGAGACATCTGCATCATAAAAGACAGAAAAGGTGTTTCTTACAAGTCTTTCCTTACTTCCAGTACATTTCAAGTTGGAAAGTATCATACGGTACAGTGCGGGGCGAAAAGCGCAGCTAAAAACAGCTCCAAACAATATTCGGTATTCTCTCAAGCGCAGGTTGAAAACAGAAAAAATTTCCAACGTGAGAAAACAGAAAGAGAAAAAGCAGTAGAGGAATTTAACAAAGCGTTGGACAGTGCATCTGGTATGTTTCCTACCGAAGTGAAGCAGGAAGACGGAAGCACAATTCTGTATGTTCACGACAAAAAGACATTAGAGGATTCAAAAAATGTCTTCAAGATAACAAGCTATGGCGTGGGATTTTCTACGGATGGTGGAAAAACATATCAATTCGGTTTTACGATTGACGGTGATTTCTTAACAAGAATACTGTACGCGGTAGGAATCAATGCGGATTATATCAACACCGGCGCGATCACAGTAAAAGATTCGGATGGAAATATAATTTTTCAGGCAGACATTGCAAATAAGCGTGTCATCATATCTGGAGATTATGTGCAAATCGGTGGCAAGACAGCTACCGATGCAATCAAAGCTGCGAACAGCACAGCCAGTAACGCACTGACAGCGGCGCAAAATGCCCGCAATATGACGTTACAGCTGTCTAATGATTATTATTCTGTCAACGTAGATTCAAACGGAAAATACAGTGAATTTCCAACGGACGTGACCACGAAAGCGCAAGTCATGTATGGCGCAAATGACATCACATCAGAATGTGCGTTCTCGATTACAAAGTCTGACAACATTTCCGGGACGTGGGACAGTGCAAAGCATCAGTATACGGTTACTGCTTTAACAGCTGATACAGGATGGGTAAATATTCAGGCAACATATCTGAGTAAACTGACTGTCACCAAACAGTTCACGGTTGCGAAATTGTATGCTGGTGCTACAGGTAAAAAGGGAGAGCCGGGAACGCCCGGAAGAACTTATTTCATCGAACTTTCCTCAAGAGTTTTGAAACGTAGCAAAGACAACACGATTGCACCGAATTTTTTCACTATCAAAGGCTTTTATCGTGATGGAAATTCTACTACAAGAGTGGCATACAACGGTCGGTTCACCATCGAAGAAACAAACGATGGAAATACATGGAAACGAGTATACACATCATCGGCAGACGAATCCTCGGTTACTCATTCTCTGTATACTGCCATTGCAACAGGTTCTGGAACGAATAGTGTGGTTGGTGACGGAAAAGGCAACGCAATCGGATTTCCTAGAGATACCATAGCAGTACGATGCACGATGTATGCTTCTGGTGGCACTACCACAACACTTGACGTACAGGATTGCGCGATTCTGGTCGATGTGGATGCGTTGACACAGGAAGAGATTTTCAACGCACTGACAAACAATGGGGAAGTTAAAGGCATCTACAAGGAAGGTAATCAGTTGTATATCTCGTTTACTTACGCAAAGGGAGGACAACTTGCTCTTGGTGGATATGGAAATGGAAGAGGACAGCTGCAAATACTAGACGATAGAAACGCCGTAAGCGGATATTTGGACAACAATGGCCTTTACTTTGCTGGTAACAAGAAAGTTGGAAGTTATAGCTATAGTTATAAATCATCTTTCGATGATGAAGAATTGAATTTTTATATAAACAATTCCAAGACTCTTAATATCGCACCTCTATATGATACTTCTATGGGTGCTTACACAGGTTTCAGCGTGTACAAACCATTATTTATTATGCCAGGTGCCGGAGGAAGTGTTGGACTTAGATACAAAGGAACGGATTCAATAGGAGATTATCGGAGTCCTTTCTATTTTGGTGAAAGCGTTTATATGGACGGTGGACTATCGGTCAGGGGAACGAAATCGAGAGAAGCAGAAACTGAAAATTATAACAATAGACTTTTGTATTGTTACGAAATGCCGACACCGTTCTTTGGAGATATCGGAGGGGCGCAACTCGACGAAAATGGAATCTGTTACGTAGATATAGATGATGTTTTCTCTGAAACGATCAATTCAGATATGCAATATCACGTGTTCTTGCAAAAGGAAGGAGCTGGGGATATCTGGGTGAAGGAGAAGAATACAAATCATTTTGTCGTAGAAGGAACGCCAAACTTGAAATTTTCATGGGAATTAAAAGCAAGGCAGAAAGATTACGAGCAATACAGACTGGATGAAAACAGCGTGCCAGAATCGGACATAGCTACTGACCCATATCTAGAAGAGGGCCTAGATGAATTTGAGAATTATGTACTTCAACGGAGGTAGAAAAATTGAAGAAAGTAACGTCATTTACACACTTAATCACAGGCGAAGGAGATAGAATTGCATTTACGTTTTCCGAGATAGATGAAACGGGAATGGTAATTAGTCAAAATAACAAGAAAAACTTTGTTGTAGCGAACGAAGAAGTGTTAGGACATATAGACGCTATTAAAAAGTATATCCAGAAAACATTCCTTGATCAGTAAGAGAGGTGACAAAATATGAGCATGTTAAGTGTACCGGTAAAAGACCTGAACGAAAAGACGACTATCGATAATAATACGTATGTGGTGTGTGGAAATACGGAAGCAAACAAGATTACATATGAGAATCTGGTAAAGCCGCTTAAGGATGAACTAAACTCCACTTTGAAATGGTCAGATTGGAAAACGTTGGGTACTAATTTAGGAATAACTATCAACTATAGGTACAATGCATACGAGGTAGAACTTAATTACAGAGGAACTCTCGAAAAAAAAGTTATTTCTGGCGGTTCTGCTGGGTACGTTTTCCCATCGCTTCCAGATGGATTGAATCCTAAGTGGAATACAGAACACAGTATTTATGCCTGTGCCGGAAACAATACTGGAGCATTAACACTTCAATGTTATCCTACTGGTACCCCTAACACCTTTAAGATAACTTCGCACAAGACAATCACTGTTGAACCAGAATATGTTTGCGGCTATTTCAGATACACCAGAAATTAGTATATTTTAATTTCGTCAAATAGGTGTAAAAATGTTGTAATTAAGAGTTTCTAATAAATAACCATTGATACGTAACACTTACGTTGAAGACGAGAAAGCGAAGGAGGACTAATCATGGCAATCACATGGAAAGATTATCTGGAAAAATCGAAACCTGCCGACACAGACAAACTATATCGTGAACGACATAAATAAGAAGTTAAAAGAGCTGGGTACTGGTGAAGAAACAGGGAGGTGATTAAAGTGAACTGGAATGAATATCCCAAAAAAGAATCTATGCCAGCTGATGAAGATGAACTCATGCAGTTGGAACAAGAATCTGGAACTAACAAAACCATCCGACTGATATACTTTTTCAATTGGATTCTTTCAAAAATAAAACAACACGAATTCACTCTAAACACTAAAAGCAAAACCATTGAAAACGCAATCAACGAAGTGGATGCCACAACAAAAAGTAAAGCGGATGGAAAGGGGATTAGTTTCACTGTCAGTAAGACTGGAAACCTGCAGGTGACTTATGATGACGGGAGGGAGTAGATATGGCACAGAAAACTATAGATTTTGAGAATGATATTCTCGGACCTATTGGTTCACTAAAGGAAGATTTAGCTGACTTAAAAGATAACAAAATCACAAAATTCTATACAAGCAATAATGGTGATACAGTATTGAATGACAGTGACGATGGAAAAATACAGGATTTAGTGATTTATGGAAAGTCTGAACAGAAACAGTATAAAGGGACGAATTTGGCTATTATTAAGTATCCACGTATTCCGACTGTACTTAGTGGTATTACATTTACTATCAATGATGATGGCTCGGTAACATTGAATGGTACTAGCACTGCTGATACCATAGATTTTTATTTGTATGGTGCGTGGGGGGATATTGCCAGTGTAGAACTTGATGCTGATAAGGATTACACTGCAAGACGAATGCCAAAAGGAATAGTTTTTGCATATGGTACAGTAAGTAATACAGTGGTCATAAAGCAAGAAGATGGGCATAACAAAGGAGTGCCAATTGCATTTATTTTTATTAGAGTTACGGGTATTGGTACAGCTTTTAATAATGTTACTATTTATCCTCAAATAAATGAAGGTGGAACATTATTAGACTATGAGCCGTACACAGGTGGCAAACCATCACCTAGTCCAGAGTATCCACAAGAAATTAAAGCAGTGGTAAATCCTGTTATTAAAACGTATGGAAAGAATTTGTTAAAAGTGACATTCCAGGATAAAATGCAGGATGGGGTGACTTGCACAAACAATGGTGATGGAACTTATACTCTGAATGGAACGGCAACAAGACAAACAGATTTTAGTCTGTTTGGGAAGTACGATAGTACAGTTAGAATCCCCACTGATATCCGAAAGACATACATCATCAAAAAAAAGTGGTAATAGTAACATTCAGTTTCATGTGGGTGTAGCAAATAAATATACAGTGACATGCGCTACCGAAGATGGATTAATTGAGAACAAAGCAGGAATATCTTACTTTATATGTCGAATATTAAGTGGAGCTACATTAAATAATTTTACGATATATCCACAAATTGAAGAAGGTTCTGTTTCTACAGATTTCAAACCATATCAAGAAACACAAGCAACACTGCCTTATGAATTATATGCAATTCCAGTATCATCCGGTGGGAATGTTACAATAGATGGTCAACAGTATATAGCTGATTATGTGGACATTGAACGTGGGAAACTGGTTAGGATGACTGAGCTAATAGAATATGATGGTACTGAGAATTGGAGTTTACAATCAATTAACAATAATGGTATTGCTAATTTTCAAATTATAGTCACAAGGTATATTGGCAGTATAGGCATGTGTGATACACTCCAATTACAAAAAACTATTATCAGCAATACAAATACAGAAGGATTTATGATAAATAATAATTCATTATTTATTCGTATTAACACCACTAGAGGCATATCAACGCTTGAAACATTTAAAGAATTTTTAGCGAATAAGCATATCTTTATTTTATATGCATTGTCCACGCCAACCGAAATTGACCTCGTTAAGGAAGAAATTACCGCATTTAAAGCATTATCAACATATTATCCAAAAACATATGTTGATGCAGAATCAGAACAATTAGAAGCCTACACAATGTTTAACTATCCTGTATCTATGGAAAAAGGTTGGGAATATGTTAAACAACAAATAGGCGATACACGCAAGTATGTGTATGATATGGATTTACAATCAGCAGAAGCCTACGTCAACAGTGAATATGCGGTAGCACTTACGGAATTGGAGGTATGATTATGTTATATAGAACACTATTAAAGCTTAAAGAAAGAAACGGTCTGACAGACGATTTAAAGAATAAGATTGATATTTTCTTCGCAACAGGCAGGATTACTGAGGAACAGTATAATGAGCTGATGAATGTTAATAAGGAAGAAGAACCGAAAGCGGAAAACTAATTAACTAAAGAGGACTGTTATCTATCAAGAAATGCAATTATATTATTGACTACGAACACGATTAAAAATGATAGGGACAAAGGAGCACAAAAATTATATGCACTTATTATATAAAATGTGCAGGAATCCGGGAAGAGAAAGACGAGTAAAGGGAGAGCATCGGCTCTCCTTTTTTGGTGCGGAAAGGAGAAATTATGGCAAAAGTAATTTTTAACGATTGGATTCGTGTAGCGTATCAGGAATACAGAAAAGCCGGTATGACACCAGAGGGGGCAGCTGGTATGTTAGGAAACCAGTATGCGGAATCGGCTGGATTTCTGGCGAACCGATTGGAGTTCTTGTGCGTGAAACGATATAAGCAAAAAGGGAAAGTGTACACAGATGACAGTTATACACAGGCTGTGGACTCTGGCAAGATTTCCCGGGCAGAATTCCTTTGCCCGATGGGAAAACACTACGGCTACGGATTATCCCAGTGGACAACCTCTGATCGCAAAGCTGGGCTGTATGATCTGGCAAAGAAAAAGGGCGTGTCTATCGGAGATCCGGCTATGCAGATTGAGTACACAATGTCGGAACTGAAAAAGAAATTTCCGACTACATTCAAATATCTTTGTTCGGTAACTGACACAAAAAAAGCATCTGACTATGTTTTGGAACACTATGAATCCCCAAAAAACTGGCAAAATCTTAGCACAACCAGAGCGGACTACGCAAAACAGATCTACAACGAGATGCAGAAAGGAAAAACTATGGGAATTGACAATATCATCAAAAAAGAACGGGAATACGGTAATATGCCGTACATGGAAACCGGAAAGAACCACCAGAAATTCTCGGATATCGTAAACAATGTCGGTCTGGCTGGCTGTCAGGATCAGCCATGGTGTGCTACCTATCAGTTCGCCATGGAAGTAGAAGAATTCGGAAAAGCAGAAGCGTTGAAGCACTGGTGCATGACCGAAAAGAACTACTGCGGTTACAGTGTTTTCTCAACAGAAGCCATGTTCCGGGCAGCTGGGAAACTGGGAAGCACTCCAAAAATCGGCGCGTTGGTAATCTTCCGTCAGTCTCACATGGGAAGAGTACTCAGTATCGACAGCAAAAACAAGACCTTTGAGTGTGGCGAGGGCAACACCAGTAACAAGAAATATGAAAGAAACGGTGATTCTTGCGCTGTTAAGACTTATTCTTGGACGGACAGAAAAATCAAATCGTTCTGCTATATTGACTATGGCACTGAAAAAGAAACCGAACCGGCTCAGCCAACAGTGAAACCGGTGACGAAACCGGACACGCCCGTGAAAACTCTTGGAAATGTTGGAAAAGGTCAGAAATGGCTGAACGCCAACTATGGAAGCACACTGAAAAAATATCTGAAAGAGATTCTGGAAGTAGATGACAGCTTCGGGAAAAAGAGCAGAGCTGCAGCTGTGTGTGTCTGGAAAGACCTGTGTAACCGCAAATACAAAGCAAAGCTGGATCCGTCCAACAGTAACTTCCTGTCTTCCTGCAAGAAAGCGGCAAAAAAGGTAGTTATAAAAAAAGGAGCATCCGGCACGTTCGTATACCTGATTGAATTCATTCTGTCAGCGAAAGGTTACTATACCGGAGCGATGGATGCCAGCTTCGGATCCGGTCTGCAGGCTGCGGTCAAGGCGTTTCAGAAAGCAGTCGGTTTGAAAGCTGATGGAATAGTCGGGGCTGAAACTTGGTACAAGTTGTTTAATTGAGTTGTTTAAACTCATTATTCAATTGAAATAAAAGAGGACGATGTTCCCGGCACCGTCCTCTTAAAAGGGGAATTAATCCTTGATCGAATTAACCGCACTTATCATATCATAAAATCGTATATTATACAAATCTTATTTTCTTTTTGTAGTTCCTACCATAGTATATCCATTTTGTTTACCGGAAGCTGCGGTTTTTCCTCTCTCAAGAGCAGCAGAAAGGGAATTTATATCCGGTGCAATCTGTCCCGTTCCTACCAACTCTCCTCGTTCGTGTTCCATGAGGTAATTATCAAGAACCAACCGGCAGACATTTACTCTTGATTTCATCGTACAATGATTGTGTGCCGTCAGCATGTTTAACTGTTCATGCCATGAAGAACCTGTATTTCCAAACATGCAGTAGGCTAGTTGAAGAAAATCTCTCTCGGAAAACTGAGTGTTAATATACATGGTAATACATTTCTTGACCGTGTCCAGATCAGATTTATCAATTGACATGGTAAAATCTTTATATTTGTACTCTAATATGTAACTATCCATATTTAATCCTAATGTATCAAACCACTTTTCTAATGTTCGGTATCCTGGTTCGCTGATTCCGGATTCCCAATTTTGAATGGTATTTACAGACTTATGTAATGCCTGAGCCATATAACGTTGCGTTTTTCCAGCATCATTTCTCGACTTTGCCAGCATATTCCCGAAAATTTGCGACTTTTCCGCTTCTGATAACATAGAAAATTCCCCCTTTTTATCAAAAACAGACTGAAAAAATTATGTGTGTAATCAACAAAATTTCACCAAATACATATTTGAAATACAGATGTATAATATCTACATCATTAAAAGATGGAGGTAGACAATATGCAGGAGTACTTAACACAGACGATAAGAGATTTTTTTAAATTACGCCCGATAATTGGTGAGAAAGAGTACACTATTCAGATTAGTGCATATCTCCAAACTTTTATACCTAGAGATAAAAATAGTGCATTTAACATTATTCCATTGCAAATGTACCAAAGTGCAACAGAACTGGCAAGAGATATCTGCAAAGTTCTTGAAAAAACGTTCGACAAACCGGAACAAAACCGGAAAGAAACAGTATAGTATTGACAAAATAGAACACACGTTCTATAATTTTTGTATCGCTACTGAGTGTCGTGCTGAATTTTGGGAGGGATTTGTGTGGATGAGAACAGTCAAAAATTAAAGTTGCAGCTGATTGATATGATTGATAAAATTGAAAATGCAGGTACTATTACATACCTGCATACATTCATAAAACTTTTTTTAGAGAAATGGGGGTAGCACCTCATTTCTTTTTTCTTGCTAAAAGAGAATCAATAAAGCCTATAACGATTTCTTTTTCATTATCATCCAGCAAAGAATATTTGTAATAGATGTCAAAATCGCTTTCGGCAGCGGAAATGGTATCTTTCCTCATCGGGGAAACATCGAATCCCATGAGCCATGCCTCAGTAACACCAAGTGCCATTCCTAAAATAACAAGTTTTTCTTGACTGGGTTCGACTTTTCCAGATACATATTGACTAATGTCTGATTTGTTCATTTTTACGTTGTACTTAGAGCAAAACGGCAACGACTTATTCAATATATCTACCTGTTTTAAGTTCCTCTTTTGCATGATTTCTTTTAACCTGTCTGCTGTACTGCAACACTTCATTTCTTTTCCTCCTTTCAAGTAAGAATATACCACAATTTGAACAAAAGTTCAACAGTTAAAACATAAAAATTCAAAAATTTTAACTTTTTATATTGACAAATAATATTCACGGATATATACTACAAGTAGTTCAAAGAATTGAACTTACAAAACAGAAAGGAGTGAAAATATGGCTTTTGATTATAGTAAGTTAAGAGGAAAAATCGTGGAAAAATTTGGAACACAAACCGAGTTTTCTAAAGCTATGAATCTGTCTGAGCGTACAATGTCGTTAAAACTTAATGGTGGACGAGCATGGAAACAGGACGAGATTTGCAGAGCGGTAGGATTGCTCGAACTTTCAAACGAAGATATCCAGGATTATTTTTTTACTCTAAAAGTTCAAAACATTTAACTTTATAAAAACATGAAAGGAGAATATATGGATGAATTGCTCAAAGTGAGCTACGAATCTGACGAGCCGAGGATATCAGCGAGAGAGTTATATAAAAATTTGGGAATCAGTAAAAGATTCTCTGCGTGGTTCGAAAGCAACTCACAAGGGTTTGCCGAAAAAGAAGATTACACCAGCGTACTCATAAGTACGGAGGTTCAAAACAATGGTGGAATTCAGAAAAGGGAACTACAAGATTACTCATTGACTGTAGATATGGCGAAACACATCTGTCTAATGAGTAGGACGGAAAAAGGGAAGCAGTGTAGGCAATACCTGATTGATTTGGAAAAAGCCTGGAACACACCGGAACAGGTGATGGCAAGGGCACTGAAAATTGCCGACAAACAGATTGAAGAGCTGAAAGAGAACAATCATCTGCTCGAACAGAAGATTGAACAGGACAGACCGAAGACTATTTTTGCTGATGCCGTCTCAGCCAGTGAAACATCAATCCTGGTCGGTGACTTGGCAAAGCTGATTTGCCAGAATGGTTACCAGATCGGACAAAAACGGTTGTTTGAATGGCTGAGACAGAATGGTTATCTGATGAAATGTGGTTCTTCAAGAAACATGCCAACACAAAGATATCTTGAACAGGGGTTGTTCGAGGTGAAAGAAAGCAACGTACAGAATCCAGATGGTTCTATCAGAATCACACGGACGACCAAAATCACCGGTCGTGGACAGCTGTACTTTGTGAACAAATTTTTAGGGAGGAAAGAAGAATGAGAAAATTTAAAGTTGGGGAAGAAGTAACCGTTAGAACATGGGAAGATATGAAGAAGACATATGGGGCTAAAAATGTCGTCCCTGTTTTTCCAAAAGAATCACTTTTTGGACTGATACTCAATATACCGTCATCAAAAGAATATATCACTACACCGAAAATGCCGATTTTAGATATGATGAAACCGTACTGCGGAAGAAAGATGAAAATTGCAGAAGTTCGCAAAAACGATACCTATATTCTGGAAGGAACAGATATTCCGTATATATGGACGGCAGAAGCATTTGAAGAATTTTGGGAAAAAGAAGAGCCGGAAAGTCCGGAAGTAGAAGAAGAGAAAATGGATATGCCGAAGTTGGAAAACGGTATGGTGGTTGAATTAAGGAGTGGAAAACGGTTTTTAATTGTTGAATTCTCCGGAAAACAATTTTTACTTTCCAATAAATGGTGGTGCGACCTTAATAATATGGATTTTAAAACAGGAAAAAGCAGTTTTGATTCAACGTTCGATATTGTAAAAGTAATCAAACCGCATTGCCCTAATGCCCTGAAAGTTATAAAACGATCAGAGCGTATCATCTGGGAGGCTGAATGAGTCCGGGGAAACGGCTGACACTGGAGCAAAAGAAATGCGTGTCAGCACATTACCTGAATCCAAAAGAATGGATGCTGAAAGAAGAGACAGAGTTCTATTTGAAAATCATCCACAAAATCACTAGATACGTAAAGATTATAGATAAATTCAGGAGGTAACATGAGAGGTTTAAATGCAGATCAGAAAATGATCGTTTCCACAGCAAATATGAACCCGGAAGAATGGAGAGCAGTTCATCAGGATGCATTGTATCTACATTTAATAAGAAGAGATGGCACGAAAAGAGCCATTCTGACAAATAAAGGGGAGGTTGTGGCACTTGTATGAATTAGATAATGACTGGGGATCGGATGACGAAGAAGAAAGAATCTACTGTGATAGCTGCGGTGAAGAAATCCACCACGGGAATGTATATTACGAGATCAACAACGAAAAGTTGTGTCCGGAGTGTATGAGAGATGAATATAGGAGGTTGGCTTAAATGGCACAAATCATAATGGTATTCGGCAAACTGGAAATTCCATACGGAACGTACAGATTTAGTACCGATGCAGAAAAAAATAGGGTAAATGAACTGGCAATCAAAATCGGAGAGGAAAGAGAGTGCCAGACATTTGTAAGGGAGCTGTGATATGGCAGGAGCAAAGATACCACAAAGTGAGTACCGGTCACATCCGGCAATCAGCAAATCAGACCTGTTCAAGATCACGAAATCGCCATTGCATTTTAAATGGGCGATGGAAAATAGAGAAGACAAGACACCGGCACTCGTGTTTGGCAGCGCGTGTCACAAATATGTTCTCGAAAAAGAGGATTTTGACAAAGAATTTGCTGTGATGCCGGATGTCAACCGGCGAACGAAAGCGGGAAGAGAAGAATATGAAGAGTTTCTGGCAGTGAATGGCGGGAAAGATGTAATCTCACCGGATGATTTTGAGAAAATTGTGACAATGGCAGCAGTTGTCCATAAAAATAAGTTCGCTGACAGGCTGTTACAGGGCGAACACGAAATCTCTTTCTTTTGGACGGATGAAGCAACGGGAGAAGAGTGCAAGTGCCGTCCAGACGATATCGTAGTGATCGGAGATCAACACATTTTGGTTGATTACAAAACTACCGACAATGCAGAAACAGAAGCATTCCGGTCATCAGCGATTAAATATGGATACGATCTGCAAGCAGGTATGTATCTTGAGGGGTACAAAGCGAACACCGGTCAGGATGCAATTTTCCTGTTTATCGCGCAGGAAAAGAAAGAGCCGTATGCAATCAATATTTTGCAAGCGGATGAATTCATGGTGAAAGAGGGAAAACAGTTATTCCATGACCTGATGGATATTTACCATGAGTGCAAGGTAACAGACAACTGGTACGGCTACATGGGTGAATCTGGAGATATTCAGAATCTCGGATTGCCGAAGTGGTTACAGAAAGAATTTGAGTAGGAGGAAAGAAAAATAGGAAGACCGTACAACGATTTACACGGAAAGAGAGTTGGATCCCTTACAGTTTTAAATATTAGTGGCAAAAATTTAAAAAACAATGAATACCTATGGTCTTGTGTGTGTGATTGTGGAAGTAAAATAATAGTTTCTTCAAGTAGGCTCAACAAAGGAAGAATAAAAAGTTGCGGCTGCCACAAAGGAGAAAACTTTAAAAAGCATGGATTCTATGGAACAAGAATACATAGAATCTGGACAAGTATGAGAGAAAGATGTGACAAAAACGTAGGAGCTTATTCTGGAATTACATACTGTGATGACTGGAAAGAGTTTATTCCTTTTTATGAATGGGCCATTAAAAATGGATACGCAGACAATTTGACGTTGGATAGAATTGACGTTTATGGAAATTACAGCGCAGAAAATTGTAGGTGGGTAACTCAAAAAGTTCAGCAAAATAACAGAAGAAATAATACCATTTATAAATTTGGTGAAGAAATACACACTCTATCAGAATGGTCGGATATAACAGGTATTAGTAGAAGTACGATAAGCGCAAGGATTTTAAAATTGAAATGGAGTGTTGAAAAAGCATTAACCACTCCAGTAAAAGGAGGAAAGACATGAAAAAAGAATTAATTTTAGAAAAAACGCTGGAAAATACTCCTAGGTTCGATGAAATCAACCAGGGAACTGTTGCAGTAGAATCTAGCAGAGCAATTACAGAGGCACAAGGAAAATTGCTACTGGCAAAACATTTTCCGAGGGATTATACACATGCTTATGCAAAGGCGATGGAAGCGTGCCAGAGAAAAGGCTTTGCTGAAAAAGCATTTTATTCTTTCCCTAGAGGAAAAGAAACGGTAACTGGCGTAACCATTCGTTTCGCGGAAGTTCTGGCAGCTTGTTACGGAAATGTAGATTATGGGATTAAAGAATTGTCTCACGAGGAAGGTAGATCAGAGATGCAGGCGTACGCATGGGATCTGGAAACAAACACGGTTTCAAGTCAAAACTTTACAGTTGAACATGTGAGAGAAACTAAGTTCGGAAATAATAAGCTAACTTCGCAAAGAGACATTTACGAAAAAACAGCAAATGATGGAGCAAGAAGAATGAGAAGTCGGATATTGGCGATTCTCCCACCTGATATGATTGAGGACTGCATCGCTGAATGTAAAAAAACTCTTTCTGGTGGAAATTCTGTGCCACTTGCAGACCGTATCAAGCAGCTGGTTGTCTACTTCCAGAAGAAAGGTGTCACTCAGGAGATGCTTGAAAAACGTCTGAATCACAAGGTAGAAGCAATGTCACCAGAAGAAGTTTCTGATTACATTGGCATCTATAACGGTATTAATCAGAAAGAAACCACCGTCTCTGACTGGTTTGAGCAGCCGAAGACAGCGAGCCAGATTTCCGAATTGATGAAAGCTGAGGAAGAAGAGAAAGAAAAAGGTGATAAGAAGTGAAATACCATGTGACTGTAAAAGGATTCAAGAGCGGGTTAAATGAACTTTTGTCCGGTAAGATATACGATTACCGGACAAAGAAATATAGAAATCCGGTAAAAAACAGAAACGATGCACTGTGTGCGAAATTCATTAAGTTGAGTAAAGAATTAAGTGGTATTCAAATTTACAAACCTGTAATTATCCATTATGCATTTTTTGTAGAAAATAAGATGCATGATCGCATGAACACGGCATCAGCTTTTATCAAATCATTCGAGGATGCCCTACAGAAATGTAAAGTTATCCGAAATGATGGCTATGATGATGTGTTGACTCCTACTCTTGAATTTGCGATTGACAAACAAAACCCAAGAGTAGAAGTGATAATCGAGGAGGTAGAAGAAAATGAATAAAGTTATTTTATTAGGGCGATTAGTAAGAGATCCTGAAACCAGATACGGCGGTGCAAACGATAGCATGGCGGTATGTAGATACACACTGGCGGTTGACAAGAAATTTAAGAAAGACGGCGAAGCTACAGCGGATTTTATTAACTGCATATCGTTTGGGAAAATTGCTGAATTTGCCGAGAAATACTTCACAAAAGGTTTAAGAGTCGCTGTCTCAGGAAGAATCCAGACAGGAAGCTACACAAACAGAGATGGTCAGAAAGTCTATACCACAGATGTTGCTGTTGAGGAACATGAGATTGCACAAAGTAGATCAGAAGCAAGTAATCAGCAGGATAGTAATCGGCAGCCGGAAATTTCACCGTATGGTAAAGATAAAGACAATGGATTTATGAACATTCCGGACGGCATAGATGATGAACTTCCATTCAGTTAGGAGGCGGTTACATGGTAAAGAATATCATAATTTCCATCTTGACAGCAGTTATCATACAGCCGCTCTGGAAATATGCGTATTTGCCAAAAGATATATTTTGCACATTCTTGATAAGTTTCTTGTGCGTATTCTTTGCTGTGGATAATTTGGAAGAATTCTTGAAAGGGGTGAACAAAATGACAGGATGGGTAAAAATTCACAGACAGATTATGGATCACTGGTTATGGAAAGAACAACCATATGATAAAGCAAGGGCTTTCATGGATCTTGTTCTTACTGCGAACAGAGAGGACAAAAAGAAAGTGATCGGAAACAATGTTTTTATGATCTATCGTGGAAGTTTTTTTACTACTTCAAACGAACTGGCAGAGCGTTGGGGATGGAGTCGCGGAAAAGTTCAGAGGTTTCTTGAGTTGTTGAAAAGGAACGATATGATCCAGACTTCGGTAATGCCTGAGGGAACCGTTGTTTCTGTTTTGAATTATTCAAAATACCAAGGAAACGGGAGAAAGAAAAAGGAAGAGCAGCAATTCAGTGGGTGGATGGAAGCATGACGAGAGACGAGACAAAAAAAATCCTTATGGCAATACAGTCTGTTTTCCCGAATTTTCATATTGAAAATAAGACGTTTACGCTGGATACCTGGAACATGATCTTACAGGACTTTAGATATTCGGATGTGGAAATGGCTTTGATAGCTTACGTCAGGACGGAAACCAGGGGATTCGCCCCGTCTCCTGGACAACTGATTGAGAAAATCAATCTAATAACTCGTCCAAAAGAATTGAATGAGCAAGAGGCGTATTCAATAGTTCAACAAGCTGTCAATAGAAGCGGGTTGAATTATATGGAAGAATTTGAAAAACTTCCTTATTTAATACAAAAAGCTGTGGGTCGTCCAAGTCAACTGAGAGACTGGGCACTTGAAGAAAATCCGAATCATGAAGTCAGAGCTTCGAATTTCATGAGGAATTACAGGACGGAAATGGAAAGGCAGAAAGAAATTCAGAAACTTCCGGATGGAATAAAAGAACTTATCCGACAGGTGAACAAAAACTCTGAATCAGAAAGATTGGAAGATGTAAACAAGAGGATGATAAGTAAAAGTAAAGAAGATCAAAAGGTAGTAAATTTTCTTGAAACATCTGTCGATAAAATGAGAATGCCTGAAAAATTTAGAAAAAAAGTGGAGGAATTAAGAAATGGATGAAGTTGTTAGAGGATACAAAGTTTTCAATGAGGACTGGACATGTAGTCCGAGTGGAAATACAAAGCAATACACTTGTCCTGGGAAATTCGAAGAAGATATAACACCGGTAAGATGCGGACATGGGATGCACTTTTGCAGAAAAGCAGCAGACTGTTTTAATTACTATAGTTTTAATCCGAAAAATAAAGTAGCAGAAGTTATTGCGTATGGGGACATTATAGAATCGGGAGATAAATGTTGCACAAATAAGTTAGAAATCGTAAGAGAGATTCCGTGGCAGGAGCTTCTTACTATTGTAAACACCGGGGACAGGAACACCGGGGACAGGAACACCGGGGACAGGAACACCGGGGACAGTAACACCGGGGACAGGAACACCGGGAACAGGAACACCGGGGACAGGAACACCGGGGACAGTAACACCGGGAACAGGAACACCGGGAACAGGAACACCGGGAACTGGAACACCGGGAACAGGAACACCGGGGACTGGAACACCGGGAACAGGAACACCGGGAACTGGAACACCGGGAACAGGAACACCGGGAACAGGAACACCGGGGACTGGAACAAATCTTCTTGTAATACTGGTTGTTTTAATACAGAAGAACAGAAGATTATGTTATTCAATAAACCGTCAAATATGACTTATAACGATTGGCTTGGATTGGATGCAAGATATTTACTGAATCAGATACCAAAAGACGTTGTTGAATGGGTATATGAAGAAGATATGACCGATGAAGAAGATATGACCGATGAAGAAAAGTCAGCACATCCAACTTATGAAACAACAGGCGGTTATCTCAGAGTGCTTGATGAATCTGAAAGTGCACAAATTTGGTGGGACGGACTGTCGGAAATTGATAAATCCACAATAAAATCGATACCGAATTTTGACGGTGAGATTTTCGAAGAATGCACCGGAATTAAAATCATGGAGGTTGACGAGTGACCGAACAGGAAAAGGAAGATCAGGAACAAATCGAGTACCTGAGACAGTGGAAAGAAAAGAGGGAGAAGAAGCGTGAACACAGACGAAAAGTTAAATTATATGATCGGTTGTTTGCAGGTCGCAAAAGATGAATTAGATCACATGAGTGAAGATCTTACGTTGACGCCAGAAGACTACAGCGATGAACAGGCGGTAAGAAAATACCATGCTTATGTCGGAAGGAACGGTATGCCGAATAAGTCACTGGTAACTGACAACCTGCGGAATGTCGCGAGAATGGCGTTCAAGCTTGCAAGGGAGATAGAACATGGACGATAAAGAGGATCTGTCACTGGAACATGACTGGGAATGTGACAAAAAGTGTAATACCTGCGAAATGCAGGAACTGTGTGAAAAATTAGAAGAAAAAGAATAGGAAAGGATCTTGGAAGCATCAAAGCACATGGAAGCAATCATGGAAATTATAGAGAAATACAAGGGGTAGCAATGTTTGAAGAATTATATAAATTCATATCCAGATTGCATTGCGGTATAAAGTTCATGCCGGAAAAGGATTTTAACGAGCTTTTATCTCGGTGCGACTGGGAGCAAAAGATTTATGCATTGTGCTTTAGATATTGGTAAACGAGGAGAAAAATCATGAGAGTAGCACTGATTGATGTAGACGGTCATAACTTCCCAAGCCTTCCGCCGATGAAATTGTCAGCACATCATAAATAGCTTGTGAACGTTTCGAAGATTATAAAGTGTAGGTGATTGAGTGAGAGAAAAAGAATATCCGGATGCGACAATCGGAATTAATGATGAATGGCTTGAAAACTTTTTGGACAGGGAAGTTATACTTCCTAATAACAAAAAAGACAGTAAAATTATAAAAGAATTTTTAGAAGAAATTTCAACAGGAAAGGAATAACGAATGCCCGGTAAACCGGGTTGGTGCATAGTGAATAGCAGTGATGTACCGAAAAATTTCAACACCGTGGCTATAAATCCCGTCTTGGAAACGTGGCGGGATGTATAAGAGCAAACGAATGGTGATCCACGATACGGCAATCGTAGCGTGGTGTTATGAAAGTATGTTGGTTTTCAACAGGAATAAGCAGTTTTGTAGCGTGTTATCTGGCAAAGGATGTGGATGAGATCATCTATACACATGTGGCGAATCAGCACCCGGATAGCCTGAGATTCTTACATGATTGTGAGAAACTGTTAGGCAGAAAGATAACAGTCCTACAGTCTGATGAATACCGGGATGTGGACGATGTGATTGAGAAGACGAGATGCATCAACACTCCATTCGGTGCACCGTGTACCGAAAAGCTGAAAAAGAGAGTACGGATGAAATGGGAACGGGAACATCCAGATCACCATATCTATGTGTGGGGAATGGATGCCACCGAAAAGAACCGTGCTGCCAGGCTAGAAAGGACACTGACAGACTATGAGCACGAATTCCCACTGATTGAGCACAATCTGACGAAAGAGGAAGCGCACGGGATAGCGGACAAGCTGGGATTGAAGCGACCGATCATGTATGACATGGGATATCGTAACAACAACTGTGTAGGCTGTATCCGCGGAGGAATGGGATATTGGAACAAGATCCGTGTGGATTTTCCGGAAGTGTTCGCACGAAGAGCAAAACAAGAGCGAGAAATCGGGCATAGCTGCATAAATGGAGTGTTCCTGGATGAATTGGATCCAACGAGAGGAAATATCAATGATGAAGTCATGGAAGACTGCACGATAGCGTGTCAGCTTCTGACGTGGGATAGATAATAAATCGGACAGCCGATTATCATTCGGTAGTCGGTTGTCGAGAAAGAGAGGAAATAATAATGGCTAAATTTAATATTGAAGTCGAACTGGACTGGATGGACGAAGAAGCGTATTCCATAGATGATGAACTTAGACAGAGAATTGTTGATGGAGTGGAAAACGCACTTCTCGAAAAAGCAACAACCGAGGCTATACAGAAAGTAGACAAAGCAATTGCAGATAAGATTCTCGAAGCAGAAGAAACGATTCAAGATACTGTAGACAAATTTGTTAAGACTGTATCGGAAGAAAAGATTGCAAATATCATGATTCCGATAAAAGCAAGTTCATGGAGTAGTGATGTAAAATACATTCCATTGTCTGAATATGTCGGAAAGAGATTCGAAGCATTTTCTACGGAAAAGAGATATGACAAGCACGGGAATACTTCCAACTATTCGAGCGACAGAGTGTTGTCTATGGCAGAACTTCTTACAAGTAAATATCTTGAGAAAGAACTTGGTACAAAAGTGGAAAATATGATTGCTACTGCAAAAAGAGAAGTGGAAGAAAGCCTTGTGAAGTCACTGGAACAGAAGTTGAAAGAGAATCTTGCGAAAGAAACAATTGAGAGAATGAATATTCCTGATGTCTTGAAGAGGTTCAGTGAGATGGCACTTGAAGATAAAACGGAATAGATTGATGGAGAACGAAGGTGGGATGTAAGCGGATATGTATCGTAGACACAGGCATCCGGAAATGCTGTATGGAATGCGAGAAGCACGAAGAATGCAATATTCTGTGTGAAGATTTAGACCAATATGAATACATGGAAGAATGCCAGGATTATGTAAAGGAAAAAAGGATATGGGAATGTTAGAATGGGCGAAAAAAGAGATTGAAATTGCCAAAAAAAAGAGAGAAAGAGGACGAACCAGAAAGAGTGTTCAACTACGGCGCAATGTGCTATGCAAGCGCACTCAGAGCGTTTGAAAGCCTGGCGAAAGACGGTCACTCTGGTATGAGCATCGGATTCACGAAACAGATTTTGAACCGGTTGATCGATGGAAAACCGCTGACACCGATCGAAGATACCGAGGACATGTGGAGCGAATGCTGGAAGAAAGAAGATAGCAGCGTAACGTACCAGTGCAAGAGGATGGGAAGCCTGTTCAAAGATGTGTATGAGGATGGAACGGTAAAATATCAGGACACAGAAAGAGCATATTGCATTAACATATCAGAATCAGATGCGCCGTACTACAACGGATTTAACATGGGAATATACAATGAATTATTTCCAATCACAATGCCATATATGCCAGAGGACGGGCGCGATGTAATTATCTGCGATGAACTATTGACAGATCCGAAAAATGACGATTATGACACGAAAGCCATTCTATATGTTAAAAGGGCGAACGGCGAAAGGATTGATATTAACCGGTATTTCAAGGAAACTGACGATGGATTTGAAGAGATCTCCGAGGAAGAGTATCGGGAACGTGAAAAGATGGATGAGGAAAGGAGAAATCTGACATAAGAATGAGTTTTGAAGAAATCATAGAAAAAACCGTGGAGCATTTGGAACTATTGAATGTGTATATAGTCATCATGCATTTGGAAGATGCTGAAAAAGTTGATTTGAAAGAATTCCCGGATAATCTATATATCGTGGAAACGAGAGTGGCGGAACCCGGGAAAATTCTCTGCATCACAGACAAAAATCTAAGGAAAGAGCTATGGCAATACATCAAAGAGGGAAAAGTGAAGTATCGGAGAGGAGAGAAAAAACATGAGTGGCGAAGGAATGACATTAATCCAGAATGCTGACGGACTTTTTGAAGAGTACGATGGCACTTTTGATATTACGATTCATTGTAAAACAGAAGAAGAACAGAAAAAGATTTTGGATATGTTAGAAAGATGGCAATGGGTAGCGTGTACTGAACAAGTTCCAGAAAATGGTAAGGAAGTGCTTGCCTGCGATAAATACGGTGAAATGCTTATCGGTTGGATTCGCGAAGATTCCGAGACAGGATTTGCAGCCGAGAGCGATGACACGACTATGTATGACTGCGTGGCTTGGATGCCATTGCCGGAAAGTTACGAGGTAAAAAATGGATAGAAAAGAAATAACAAAATTTCTGTCACAAGTCTTGGAACACAGCGTTTTAAACAGTTTCGGGAAACATTACGCGAAAGAGGTGAGCATTGATCCGTGGGGATCAAATGCAAAAAGAGTAGATTATATGTTGTTTTCTCCAAATAACCAAATGTCTGTATCTGGGGTAGAAAAAGGAATATTCACGTGCTATGAAGTTAAAAGCTGCAAAGAAGATGTTTACAGTGGAAACGGGTTGAATTTTTACGGTGAGAAGAATTACATAGTGACCACAATGGAATGTTACAAAGACATATTGCCAGATCTACGAAGTGGAAAATTTGACAGACATTTGCACGAATGTAATCCGGAATCATCCGATTACTGGGGAATTATGGTGGCAGTACCATATATGAGAGAACCGGAGGATGAATTCCAGCAGCCAACTTCTATTGATGTAAATGTAAGAACGTGGGTAATGAGAGTGGTAAAACCTTGTAGAACCGGTCCGAGAAAACGGTCCATGACAGAATTACTTTTTTGTATGTTAAGGAGCGGAAGATAAATGAAGGAGGTGTGATATGAGGACTTGCAAAGAACAATGTACATTCGGACTCGAATACGATCAGTGTTGCATAAAGTGTGAAAAATATCCGGAATGCCCGGCGATATGCGATTTCTTGGATGAATATGAATTCACTGAAAATTGTCCGAATTGCATAAAAGAAAAGGATTGTGGAGAAAAATGAGAGTGATCAGTCAGGATGGATGCTACGATGTCCCTTATGAACAGGCTATTTTACTAGCAGATGATGGAGAAATCTGGGCTTTTACCTGTGATGCAAAGAAAGGTAGAATTGCCAGCTATTCAACACAAGAAAAAGCGATGAAAGCTATGGAAATGTGCCGAAATCGGTATCTTTCCAGAACAGAGTTACAAGGTGGTTTCAATGCATTGAATGGAAGCTATGTGCAACCGAATATCTGGGTATTGCCAAGAGTTTTCCAATTTCCGCAGGATAATGAGGTAGAAGTATGAAAAATAAGATACTCAGCAAAGAAAACGGTGAAAAAAGTGAGGATAAAAAATGAGTAAAGCGAAGAAGTGTGACAGATGCGGTAAGTTCTACGAGAAAAATGTGGTTATGAAATCGAAAGGTTCAGTTCTTGGAAGTACCATTGGAGGAGTCAATACAGCGACAAAAGAAGGAAAAACAGATGAACACTTCGACCTGTGCGATGATTGCATTAAGAAGCTGGGTGAGTGGATTAAAAAACAGAATTTGGACAGTAGGTGGATCCCCGTTAGTGTAAGATATCCAGACAACGCAAGAGAAGTATTGGTAACCATAAAGCGAACCGAAAACGGAAAATCCAGATATTTGATCGATAAAGCAAAGTGTATCCATGACAGATACACAGATAGAACAGTGTGGGATTCCTATGAGTATGGAGCTATAGGGATTTCAAACACAAAACATATGGAAGTTACCGCATGGATTGAATTACCGGAACCGTATAAGGAGGACACACAGGATGAATAAAGAAAACGCAGACGGTATCCGGGAACTGTTCGAAGATTTGAAGAGGGAAGCTGTTGAGGAATACAAAAGAGAACATGGGATCGGTTGGATCCCGTGTTCTAAGAGGATGCCGGAAGAACGCCCCAGCATGTTTGCAAAATTAAAAGGAACAGATCGTTGGAGTATGTTAATGTTTGAAAAAGTATCGGATGAAGTGCATGTTACTATCGAAATTCCAGGAAAAGGAAGAATAGTAGATACAGCCAAAACAATTGACGGAAAATGGAAATGCGATGCACAAATTCTAGGTTCAGAAGCGAAAGTGGTAGCGTGGATGCCAAATCCGGAGCCGTATATGGGAGAATAGGAGGAAGAATAATGGTATCAAATCAGATTATTGAGATCTTAAATGAGATCTGTAACAAATTCGGTCTTGCAATCGACTGGACGAGCAAGAACGTACAGCCGTATTTGCAGGAGCTGATAGCAAAATGCGTGGCGTATAAATTTGCAACCAGTATCATGTGGCTAATATTCGGGATTATTGCTTTCGCTATAGGAGGCGCGCTTGCAAAAATGGCAGTTGGTAGTTGGAAAAAATACAACGAAGAAGGACCATTATCCGATTACGATATCTGTGTAATACAATGTATTGCAAGCGGCATCCTTTTCATTTTGGGAATTGTCATGGTTGCATGCAACATTACCACAATGATCGCTTGTAAGACGTTCCCGGAAAAAGTGGTGCTGGATATGATAACCCAGTACATGAAAGGTTAGCAACATGGTGTCGATGATAATTTTTGGAATACTCACTATCGCATCAATCGTAGCTGCACACAAAACGGTTGGTGAAAAGTATACATGCGAAGAGCATGCGGGATGTTGCCTTTTCCTGATTATATTCTTCCTGTTCTTTTTGTTTTCGATGGTGGGATTTTTGAGAGGATGAGTGGAATGAGATTGATCGATGTCGATGAAATTACAGATGGAGAAATCGTAAAATATCTTGGAAAAGAATATGGGTTTTGCGTTCCGGACGTCAGAGATTTACTGAAGGATCAGCCGACAGCGTTTTATGTAGAGAAGGTCATCGAAAAGTTACAAGTACTATCCGATAAGGCAGATGATGATATAGCTGTCTGTGAAGCGGATACGTGCCAGTATTATGACGGATACGGAGATGGACTGGATAGAGCCATTGAAATTATTAAGAGAGGTGGAAGAGATGAAGAATAAAGAGAAGTATGCAGAAGAGATTGTGGAACTTGCTTGTGACGGTGATGGTATTGCTGTTGATAAGCAATCAAAGAAGTTTGTTTCGTGTATCAGTACGCCGTGTCGTAATTGTTTGTTTTATATTTCTAATTATGGACGTTGCGATAATAAGGGAAAAAGAGAATGGGCTGAATCTGAGTACGTTAAAAAGCCAGTGATAAGCAAGACGGATAGGGCGTTTTTGGATTATCTCGATAAAAATTATGAATACATTACAAGAGATAATAATACTTGGTTATATGCGTATAGCGAGAAACCAAGCAAAGGTTATATTTTTTGGGAGATAGACAGTGGTAAGAGTGTTTGTTTTGATGGCCTTATTGACGTTGACTTTCCAATGGTCAAATGGTCAGATGAAGAACCGTGGCTGATCGAGGATCTGAAAAAGCTGGAGGTGGTTGAAAATTATGAATAGAGAAATAATTTTCAGAGGGAAACGTGTAAATAATGGAAAGTGGGTAGAGGGATATTTGTTTGACGATGGTTATCAAGAACCTAGGCATGTTTTTGTCGGTGGCTTGATGATTGACGAATACAAGGGAACGGCTTGTGATGAATGGGATATTAATGGAATTAATTTTTGCAATGTTGATCCAGACACAATCTGCCAGTACACCGGTGAAAATGACAAGAACTGGCAGAAAATCTATGAGGGAGATATTCTGGAAGCACACCTTGATGATTCCTTTCCTGAGAATGTTACGAGAGTGCGTGTTACTTGGGAAAACATGAAGTGGTGTCTGGTACAGAAAGGGATGATTCCAGACCCATTCGAAACAGGAGAAGGGAAAGACTGGGAAGTGATCGGGAATATCTTCGACAACCCAGAATTGATAGGAGAGACAAAAGATGGCGAAAGCAGATAAAGAATACACTTGGAGAATGCAGGGAATGACACATGCACTGGAAGTTGTCCGCGAAAACGGCATTGAAGCACTTGCTAAAGAGGTCAAAATGCGCGGATTTACAAGGGTACCGCTTGGAGTCCCGGACAGCGAGTGGAGACGTTTTGTCGATGTAATCTCCACAAACTTGTATAACATGACAATCACAACAGCAGCAATGGCACTGCATGATGGTTTCGGATTCGGCAAGGATAGGTTGAGAAAATGGAAGTCTATTTTTGACAAGAAAGTAGAACATGCTATGAACATTGACTGGCTTGGTGAACACTATGTGAGTTTTGAGGATTACGCAAACTATCTGAATGAGTTGTATGACGTTGGTATAGACATTAATGTCCTTGCCAGAGTGCAAAAGACGAACGATGCACTTATTCCTGGATACAGACAGGCAAGTGTGGACAGAATACTAGAAATTCTCAAAGATGGCGGTTTTAACGAAGCTGCGGAATATCTGGACAAAAAGGTAAGATAGCCAAGTGTCAGCCTTGGTAAATGCTGACGAAAGGCAGGGAATATGAGAACACGTTTTTATAATCTTTGCAAAGGAGAAATCGATTTTTTAATCGAAAATTGTAATTTTACCGATGATGAACGCATATTAATAGAAATGGCAAGCAAAAGAAAAAGCGACATTGAAATTGCTGACAGACTCAGTATAAGCACTTCTTTAGTGACAAAACGAAAGAAAAAGATAATGGACAAAATTCTTGAGTTTCTGAAAGGAGATGTTTGTTTGACAACTATTTACGTGAACGGCCAACGTGTCGACAAGAAAGATCTTGAAAAAATGGAAATTCACATTGAAAGTGTAAAAAAGATTCTTTCTGAGAAATTGACAAAAAATAAATAGCAGTGTAGGATTGACCTGAATAGAGTTCAGGTCAATTTTATTAAAGGGGGAATTGACATGAACAAATTGAACGTAGGATACCTGCGGGTGTCGACTGAGGCACAGACAGAGAAATATGGTCTTGACTTACAGAAACAGAAGATTATAGAACGAGCAAATAAGGATGGGACCACCATTGATCGTTGGTATATCGATGGTGGCTATTCTGGAAGCAAGCTTGACCGCCCGGACATTCAAAGACTTCTGGAAGATGTAGAATTCGGGATCGTAAAATCTGTATATGTGTACAAACTTGATCGAATGAGCCGAGATACGATTGATGCTCTTACTTTGCTTTGCCGAACTTTGCCAAAATATGGTGTCAAATTAATATCTGCCACCGAAGAACTTCGAATAGATACACCGTCAGATAAATTCCTTACAAGTGTAACAGCTGTTGTTGGACAGTACGAACGGGAACTTATCTATATGAGAACCAGAGCCGGGATGGTTGAAAGAGTCAAAAAAGGGCTCTGGATGGGTGGGGGACGAATTCCTTACGGATATTATTATGACCGCAACGATGGGATACTGCATGTTAAAAGCGGAGAATCAGAGAAAGTAATAGAAGCATATGAATTGTATCTGAAAGGTTATTCTTGTCAAAGGATTTCTGATTTACTCGACTTTTCATGTGATAAACATGTAAAAAATATTTTAACAAGCAAGGTATATTTAGGCTACATATTCTATAAAGGAAAATATTACAAAGGATTACACGAACCAATTGTTTCTGAAAAAATGTTTAACTCTGTTCATATTTTCATGAAGAAAAGAAGCTCGAATGCATATATAGGAAACAAATTTATGCTTTCCGGATTATGCTACTGTGGAAAATGCGGGGCAAGAATGAGATACAAAAAGTGGGGAAACTGTCATATCATGGAATGCTATTCAAGAGATGGCGGAAAACAACGCATGGTTCGAGATCCGAACTGTAAAAATTTACGCATGGACGCAAAAATGATCGAGCAAGAAGTTTCTGATTGTTTCCGGCGATTCATTGTGAATGTGAAGGCTGAAGAGAAAAAAGAAAATCAAAAATCCATTATTGAAAAGAAAATCAAAAAATCAATTGATAAGTTGAAAAAATTATACGACCTGTATGGGGAAGGTGACAGTGATACATTACTTTCTGTTATACAGGAAGAGGAAAAAAGACAGAAATCATTAAAAACGGAATTAGAGGAATCTGTCAGAGAGGAATCCGTAGATAGCAGCGTGAAAATAGAAAACATTCAAAGGGTTTCGACTATCTGGGATACTTTAACACCCAAAGAACAGAACAAAATTCTAAAAGAATGTGTGGAAAAAGTAGTCATAACTGATGGTGACATCGACATTCATTTTAATATTTCTTAATTTTTTCTCCTTACGAACTTCATCCCGATGAACGCAGTAAGGGGAAAACACAACATATTGGCCAGAGCTCTATTCAAATAACAATATATTGTGAAAATATTACTATTTGCTGACGGTTTGACCGTCTTTTTTTATGCGAAAATTCAACCATAAGGAGGCGGTCGAAATGTTTTCAGATGCTTTATTAACAAAGATATTTTCCGATGATCGTCTCAGGCATGTGCCACTTGAATATCAGTCAACAGTTATTCATGTAGTGGAAGATGCCCTTGAAAAACGGTTCTATACGGAAAAACCATACGCTGAAAAAGAGGAAATTCTAAAAGAGTTATGTGAAAGGTAGGTAGATACCTATGTATGAAAATCCATATTTGCAGAATCCATACCTGCAACAACGGTTTTACCAACAGCCGCAGCAGTATCAACAGATGCAACAGCTTCAGCAACCGACTCAGCAAATCCAGCAGCCACAGTTTCAGTCACAGCAATTACCGCAGTTGATTGGTCGGCCGGTAAACCAAGTAGAAGAAATAACAGCAAACGATGTCCCGATGAATGCTCCGTATGCACTTTTTCCGAAATCAGACCTTTCGGAAATCTATCTGAAATCCTGGACAGCAAACGGAACGATTCAAACCATAGCCTTTAAACCTGTTCAAATGAATCAGGCTGACAATTCCTTACGCAATCAGTCAGAATTGAAAATAGGGCTAACTGAGGACGTCACACAGGCACTTATGAGCCAGTTTGAAGAACTGAAAAACAAGATAGATCGGTTGGAACAGTCAATGTCTGGAAGCTCCGGTACTGTGAGAACAAAATCAAAAGCTTCCACAGTTAAAAAGGATGGTGAAAGTGAATGAATCCGATGAATTTTTTCCAAATGCTTAAAGGTGGAAATCCGCAGCAGTTTTTAAAACAAATGATGGGAAACAACCAGATCATGAGCAATCCTATGGCACAGAACGCAATCAGCATGGCTCAGAAAGGTGACATGAAGGGGATAGAAACACTGGCAAGAAATCTGGGGAAAGAAAAGGGGATAAACCCTGACGATCTTATGAATGAGATTAAAAAGAAAATGAATATGTAGCATATTAGAGGTTGTGCACAAAAACGAAGTACCTCTTTATGAATAAAATTTTCCAAGGAGGAATAAGGTATGTTTAATTCAAACAATGCGCCTTTTACAATGCCTGTAATGCCGGCAACCGGTTATTCCGACAGTAATGGAGCATGGGGAGACGGTGGATGGTTATGGATCATCGTAGTTTTCGCATTGCTTTTTGGATGGGGTAACAATGGCTGGGGCGGCTTTGGTAGTGGAAATGGTAGTGGATACGTCGCTACAGCTGCTACACAGGCGGACATTCAGCGCGGATTTGATAATCAGGCGGTTATCAGCAAGCTGGATGGCATTAACAACGGGCTGTGTGATGGATTCTACACTCAGAACACTGCTATCATGAATGGTTTCCATGGCGTAGACAATGCAATTTGCAATCTGGGATACCAGACACAGCAGGGGTTCAACAATACAAATGTTGCCCTTATGCAGGGACAGAATGCATTGCAGGCACAGTTAGCTGATTGTTGCTGCCAGAACCGTGAAGCAATCGCTCAGGTCAGATACGACATGGCTCATGACACATGTGCCCTGCAGAACACAATGAACACTAACACACGCGATATCATTGAAAGTCAGAACGCAGGAACCCGTGCAATCCTTGACTATCTCTGCCAGGAAAAAATCTCTACTCTGCAGGCTGAGAACAACGACCTCAGACGTGCTGCTTCTCAGGATCGTCAGAGCGCACTGCTCACAACTCAGATGGCTGCTCAGGCACAGCAGATCATCAACGCTGTGAACCCTGCTCCTATTCCGTCATATCAAGTTCCTAACCCGAATGCATATTACGGATGCGGATGTGGCAGCGGTTGTGGATGCTGACAAATGAATAACTTGTAACTTAACCAATTTGTGGTTATGTCTGCTATAAGCAGTTTTACAACAAAAGGGCAGACTTAACGGTTTGCCCTTACTTTTATTTATGGAGGTATGATTTATGGCTGAATTTGTAGCTGTTTCTGCACAGGAAGTTGCAGCAAACGGAAATGTTATTTTTACCAATACAGTAGCATCAGGTAGTAACTGTATAAAACACCGGGAGGGATCCGGTATTGTTACTCTTCGCGGATTAACAAACCAGTGTCGCGCAAGATACTTTGTTGACTTTTCTGGCAATATTTCTATTCCAACTGGTGGTACGGTCGGTGCGATCTCTCTGACAATCGCGATCAGTGGTGAACCGGTGCTTTCTTCTCAGATGATAAGCACACCGGCAGCTGTTGACCAGTACAACAACGTGTCTTCCGGCGTCTATATCGATGTGCAAGCTGGATGTTGTGTAAATATTGCAGTAAAGAACAACAGTACTCAGGCAATCAACGTAGCGAACGCAAACATCGTTGTTACAAGAGAAGCGTAAGGAGGGAATTTCAATGGATGTAAAGAGAATGCATGATATGATTGAGAAGCTTTCCGAATGTGCAAAAGCCGAACTGGATAAGGGAATAGAAAAACTGGATGTGTGTGAATTTGGTCAGGTAACTGATATGCTCAAAGATTTAGCGGAAGCGATGTATTACAGGACTCTAACGAACACCATGGAAGAATTCGATCCGGAATCCGTGCTGGATGTCATGGACAGATACGGTGACCGCCGTTTCTACGACAATTACCGGTATTCCAACGGCAGATTTGCTCCGAAAGGTCGAGGAACCCGGAGGGGATACGAAGATTACCCGCCATACTGGCATATGACCCCGGAGATGTACCGGATGGATGGTAAAGAATACAATCCTGACCGCGATATTGACCGAAATAAAGGCAGAATGTATTACACCGAAGAGAAACCCGAACGGAAGTACAACATGGCGAGAAGAGCCTATACGGAAGCCAGAGAGGGACATAAAGACAAAGATACCAGAATGCACGAATTGGAATCTTACATGTCCGAACTGAGTAAGGATGTTACGGATCTTATCGGTGAGATGTCCAACGAAGAAAGAACGCTTGCAAAAGCGAAATTGAGTACATTAATCAGCAAAATGTAAAGGGGAGGGAACTTCGGTTCCCTCTTTTGGTGACTATATGGAATTTAAAATCAGAAACGAATCTTGGGTGATTCAATTTGTTCCGGCACAATCTCCAGAACTTCAAAAATCAGACGGTTCCTATACCATAGGAGTTACTGACCAATCAAACAATACAGTGTATCTCGCTGACCATTTAACAGGTCCCATGCTGGATCGTGTCCTTTGCCACGAACTAACCCATGCGGTCTGTATGACATACAATCTGTATATGCCAATTGAAACAGAAGAAAAACTATGTAATTTTATGTCTGACCACGGAAAAGAAATTATATATCTTTTGGACGATCTGCTTGAGAATATATTAATTTTGCGTGTTGCTTAGAAAGTTGCTGTATGGTATAATTACCTCAGTGACGAGAAATGCATGAAGGACGAGTGAGATCTGGATTGAAAAGGATCAGGCATCGTCAGCCTGAGTATATCAGAAATTTTAGCAAAATTTTTTCTGGTATGCTCAGGCTTTTTTATTTCCTCGTTTTTTCAGTGAAGATACTGAATACAGAAAACGGAATATCGATCAGTTATGCGGCTGATTACTATTTGAACGGAACAGGGTTTGTTTTACAGACCCTGTTATTTCTGTATAAAACGGGAAAATAGGAGGGCAACATGGAACAGATAAAGATTTTTAATTCAGACGAATTTGGAAGTGTTCGAACAATAATCATTGATGGATAACCTTGGTTTGCCGGAAAGGATGTGGCAGCATCATTAGGATATAAAGATACATCTGATGCTTTGAAAAAGCATGTTGCGGAGGAGGACAAGCTGACTCGGTGTTTTACCGACTCAGGTCAGAACAGGCAAATGTATGTTATTAATGAATCTGGCTTATATTCTTTGATTTTCGGAAGTAAATTAGAATCCGCACAAAAGTTTAAACACTGGGTAACATCCGAAATTCTTCCATCGATCAGGAAGAACGGAATTTATGCAACGGATAAGGTGATCGATGATATTTTAAACAATCCAGATTTTGGAATTGAGCTTCTGACGAAATTAAAAGAAGAACGTGCTGCAAGGGTGGAAGCTGAAAAAACAAATGCCATCCTTATGCATGTGAATAAAACATATACCATGACTGAAATTGCAAAAGAAATAGGATTAAAAAGTGCTGTAGAACTGAACAAGATCCTCTCCGAAAAGAAAATCCAGTATAAAGTAAACGGTACATGGGTTATGTATTCCGACTATAGCAACTGCGGATACGAGGAAATAAAACAAGAGGTTCTTGATAACGGCCATGTAATCTACCATCGGAAAATTACACAACTTGGAAGAAAATTTATTTTAGGCTTATTTGATATGGCGGCATAAAGGCACTTTCTGGTGTCTTTTTTATTTGCTGTCTCTTGTAGTACAATATTTCGCATGGTATAATATGGCAAACACATTTCAAAAAGGGGGATTGAAAATGAAATGTCCATATTGTAACACGGATAATCCAGACGGGCAGAAGTTCTGTGGAAACTGCGGAAAACCGATAATGGATTCACAACCACAACAGAACAGCTGGATTGATGACAGGCAACAGGTACAAAGGATGCCTAAATTTTACGAACTAACTTGGGTGATTATCCTTGCGTGTATTTTTATACCGCCGTTGGGAATTGCTTTTCTCTGGATGAGCAGCCGACCGAAGAATACCGCAGGAAGAGTATTTTTAACGATTTTCATGGTATTTTATTCTCTGATATGGATTGTTAGTGTGATTCCGTCAACCGATTCCGACAAAAAGTCAGAAACTGAAACGGTTGTTGTAGAATCTGAAAAGAAAGACGATTCAGAGCCAGAGAAAACAGAAGAAACAGAGGAAACAGAAGAGCAGGAAGAGGACGAAACTCTGACTGTAGGCTCCAGCTTTGAAAGCGGTGGACTGAAAATTACCATTGACGATGCAAACTTGGATTTTCAAGACTATGAAGATGATTATGGATGGAATACACCATCTGACGGCATGAAGTACATAATGGCAGCGTTTACATTCGAAAATACTGGAAATGATGATGAATACGTTAGTTTGTATGACTTTGATTGCTATGCGGATGATGTAGAATGTGATCAAGAATTCAGTCTTGATGATGATGATTTTATTAACACTAACCTGTCTTCTGGAAGAAAGGTTTCTTTCAAATCATATTTTGAGGTTCCGCAGGATGCAGAATCAATCGAGTTGGAATACGAAACAAACTTGTGGACAAGCGATAAAGTAATTATCAAATTACAGTAAAAATAAAGCCTAGGAGCATAATTCCTAGGCTTTTTACTTTGTTATTCAGCTTTTGGTTTTTTTGCCAGTGCGATAACTGCCAGTACTACGTTGATAAGGCACCATCCAGCCCAGATCTGCAGGTCTGCAAATGTTCCGGCTAAGAAAAATCCCATCAGTGCTGCAAGACCGAATAAAACGATCAAAGCGATGTTTCCACCGTTTTTCTCAGATTTCCGTGTCGCAATGGATACAATTCCACCTGCCAGCATAAGTAGAGCGACTACGATTCCTACACTTCCGCTGGCTTCTCCTGATTCTTCCAGTGCATTGCTGACACCAGCTGCGCAAGACTGAAAGCTAACGAGGCAGAAGAAGATGATTGAAAAGATACCTGATACAAGTTTCCATACTTTCATTTCTGAATCCCCCTTGATATAAAATTTTCTATATAATCTTACCACGGAAGATGATTTTATTCAAGGATACAAGAAAATAAATTTATACTTGACTTTTGTTTGTGGGTACAATATAATTAAAATGTACCAAAAAGAGAGGGGGTGAACAAAATGGGAATCCCTAAAGGTACAAAACTGACAGATGCTCCTAAAAATCATACTTTAAAATTTAGGTATGATGATGAGACAGAAAAGAAACTGAATTATCTTTCTGAAAAGAAAAACATATCTAAAGCGGAAGTTATAAGAAAGGGCATCGAGATTCAGTACAATACAGAAAAAGAGTAATCGTTGAAAGTTTGGCAGCTTGCACGATTACTCTTACCACCCGCAAAAGGAGTGTATGTAAATTATAGCACTGCATACCTCCTTTTGTAAACCAATTATTTACAGAACAGGAGGTATTTTTATGGAACGAATCAACTGGAAATCTGAATACGAAACCCTAGAGAAAGTTGCATTTTCCTTAGAAATGGAATGTAGAAAAGAAAGTCTTCGCAAAATCATCAACGAATTGGCATCGGAAATTAATCTAGAACCCAAACTGTATGATATCGCAGATTTTCTGGCGAGGATGAACGGTAAAGCCATTGACGATAATGATGGTCAACCGGGATATAAACTTGTTTCCAAAGGAAAGGAGAGTGTTGCGTAATGGATAACAGACAGAAATTACATCAGATGATTGACAGTATCAGCAGTGATGGAACACTCGCCTATCTGGAAACCTTTATCAGACTGTTTATCGATAAATTTGTTTTCGATGGAGGGAAAGTCCATGAAAAATAGTATGCAGGTTATGTGTGCCACTCTGACTTCTATGGAAGTTGCAGAGATGGTGGAAAAGACACATGATAACTTAATAAAAGCCATCAGAAGGTACAGCAAATATATTGATGAATCCAATATTTCTTTAGATGCCGTCAAAAATGACGCGGTTAAAAACGAAATTGGAGATAACACCGTCAAAAATGACGCGGTTGAAACGGAAGTAATCAATCTACAAGAATTTTGGACATCTGCACAGTATATTGATAGTAAAGGACAGACCCGCCCTTGCTACAACATCACCAAGAAAGGCTGCGAATTCATTGCTCACAAGTGTACTGGTAAGAAAGGAACCGTCTTCACCGCCCGGTATATAAACAGATTTCGCGAAATGGAGCAGGAAATTTCCGGTAACAAGCCGAGAAAACGCCTGTCAGCTAAGAAACCGGTTCCGAAAGTATCAAATTGTCCTGCACCACCGGCAGAAAACTGGTACCGAAAGAACCGATGGAAGATTAAAAGCTGTGTTCCTGGACTGTTTCAGTCGGAAAACCACTTCTTGAGCGACCTTTTCGACATCGTGAATTCAGAATATGACACAGTAAAGGCAGCGAAAATGTATGAGGAGCAGACAGGGAAGAAAGCGGAACGTGCGGTTGACTTACTGGATTTCTTCCCAGATATGGGGGAATATGCACAGTGGTTTCTTGATTACGTTTTCAAGTGGAGAAAAGTCAATGGACTGGATCCAGATGATGGTGTAAAGAAGAAAGATGAATAAGGTTAAAAGACCATCGTTTTTGAGCGGTGGTCTTTTGCACATTGCAATATTATCGCTATATTATTGCATTAATATTGAAATATGATATAATAATAAAAAACAGGAGGTACGCTGATGAAAGAAGAAAACGATATGCTCCAGTCTTATAAAGATCGGATTAAAAGACAGAATGATGCAGTAAAAAATAATTATGACAAGATATCCTGTACGATTCCGAAAGGGACAAAGGACAAAATCAGATCGCATGGATATTCAGTGAATACTTTTGTCAATGAAGCGATCAGACGGTATCTGGCATATCTGGAACCTGCGAAACCAGTAGAAGAGAAACAACAGTTTGTACTTAAAGACGGAAGAATAGCCAGAACGCCAGAAGAGATGAACGAATGGTTGCGTGAAAAGCAAGAAGAAGACACAAAGAAACTCGAAGAAGAGAAGTACAACGGATTTACCCAAGAAGAGTACCGGGATCTTACCAAGACTAAAGAGAAATTCGAAACAAATTTATAATTTTTTCAAAAATCTCCTAGAAAAATCGCGCGTTTTAAGGGGATTTTTTGACGAAAAAATTTCCGCTCAAAAAAGATGTCACCCCAAAACCAGATGGCGAAAAATCTGGATCAAAATTCCTGTTCCATTTTGACTGCGTTTTAAATAAATACATATTCTTCGGTTGTCTGGTGGCTGATCTGCCTGGAAATGCGGTAAAAATGTTTGTAGTTGTCCATAGTATACCACAAGCCACGTAAAAGACAATATGCCAGATGCAGAAATGCCCGTGAAAACGTGTTTTTGCGGTCAATTCCGGTATATTTGCGCGTATGGCAAATAGAACCCATAAACAGCAGAAAGCCGCTAAAAATGGTGTTGCTCGTTTCTGGGTTCACTTAATAAAACCGATCCGCTTGGATCCGCTGCCAGAAAACAAATATGCAATTGTTTTTTTTGCCGTCAATCTTTGACTTGTGTCCAGTACGGCGTTGACACGATGCCAGGACGATTATATACCGACGTTCCTGATCTCGAGCCGGGAAGGTTTTGCGCTCCTATCTTGCGGTCAATTTTCGGAATTATAACGGGGCATAATTAACCAAAAGCTACCGACTGCCATTTTTTACCGCTGGCAGCTGCGGAGCAACGCAACAGTGCGCGCCTTTTTATCTTTTTTCTTTTCTTGGCTGATCCGGTGCAGCATCACGGCCACCGGCAACAGTGCAAGGACTGGCGGTTCCCTTGCTTTCTGACTTCCTACCGCCTTAAAAAGTGCCGTCCGGCTCATTTTCTACACTGGCCAGAGTGCAGACAGGTACACGGCACAAATAACGCTGCGTGGATTTGCATCACGCATAAAAACAACTAGCGCGTGTCTGAAAAATAAAAATTGCACAAACCAAATGTTGCATTTTCATTCTAACCAAATTTCTATTTGTTCTGAGCGTATGAAGAGCGTAGCAGGTAAAAGCCTGCTACGCTTCAACTAATACTGTATTCAATTAGCAACACTCTTTTTCGCAAAGAAAACCGTACAAAATATCTTCGTATAACTCGCATGGGATTTCTTCTTCTTCCAACGGCTTTCTCAGCTCTTGTATATCTATTTCGCAAAGTTCGCTTTCTGACAATCCGGCTTTCAACGCCGCTTCGTGATCAAGCGCTGCGTCAATTGACTCAAGCGCTTCTTCTCTGCTAAAACCCATTGCTACTACTTCGTTTAAAAGATCTATTGTTTTTTTTCATATTTTGTTCCCCCTGTTTGCTTTTTTTGATTATACTATAGATTCGTTGCGCTGTCGATGTAAAAAACAACTTCTTGCACCTATTGAATATATGCAAAATCTCCTTGCATTCCTGCGAGTGCGATCAGGTCTTTTCTAATTACCTGTGATAATTCTCTGTTTGTCATGGTTCTCTTCTCCTTTCGTGCCCTGTCTCATCAGTGCAGGTGGGGCGGTTCCTACAGACGCCCGGAGGCGTTTCGGCTATTTGATTATTGTATCAGTCCAGATCCCAAGCATTTCCCGGAATTTGTTTTCTTGATCTGTGCAAAAATTTCCGTCTTTCAAGTGGAAAATTGCGTGATCTCCGTATTTTTCGTTGATGTCTTGAACGAAGTTGTAAAAACGTTCAAACTCTTCAAGGTCTTCCAGAGGAAGAAGATAACGTTTTATTTCCTTGTTCGGTGCGTTGTAGTTGTCCACTTGGCAAGGATTTGAGAATAACGCTTCTACCTTGACCTTGCTCTTTCTGTCATCCTGCGTTTTTCTGTCAATCATTGTAAAAAGTGCCCAATTCATAAATTTTGTATAATCTTTCATATATTTTCCCTTTCTGGTCTGCCATCATCAGCACCGGGAGACCGTCCCGCGGTGGACTCCCATGTCTGGGAGTTTCGACTATTAAAAGTCTTTTTTTCTCTTCACATCTTCAACGGTATGCGGAAAATCTATGACATAAGCATAAGCCTTTCCATTATCTTCCGGGATATCATATCCGTTTTCTTTCAACAGTTCTGCAGCTGTCTGCAGGTAATGGCTTCCGTATCCGTATGTTATTTCTGATTTTAAAATCTCACCATTCACAAAAACTTTTACAGTGTGATAAGTATTACCATAACTTCTCTGGAACCATCTTTTGCCCTCGATTTTCATAGTATTAATTTTTTTCATATCTTTCACCTTTTCCGGATCTGTGCTATAATAGATCCGCCTTTCAATATTATTTTTTGCTTGGTGGCGTCCGGTCGGTTGCTAGCTTCCCGGACGTCTTTTTTATTTCTATTGTTTTCCTGTTGCTATGGTTATATAATACACAATAATAGACGAAAAGTAAATCGACATAATACACAAAAATAGATGTTTTGCGTGGCGCAGAGATTGTGCAAATAGTACAAGAAAATAGACATTGACTAATTATAAAAAATCTATTATCATATATTTATAGAAAGAAGGTGTTAAACGTGGCTAATTATGGCGAAAATGGTTATATTGATTTTTCGAGACTTTGGGTATTAATGAAAAAGAAAGAGCTAAACAAGCAATGGCTTAAAAATAACGGCATACATTCTAATACAGTAGCCAAGCTGACAAAAAACGAAAATGTTACTTGTGAGGTTATATGTAATCTTTGCCGGCTGTTGAATTGTCAACCGGCTGATATTATGGAATATAAAAGAAAATAAAATACACGGCAATAGGCTATTGACATATACACGATAATATACTAAAATAATACTTGTAAGGAACAGAAAACAAATACAAACTAATAGGAGGAAAGAAAAAATGAAATATATTGAAATCACGAATCAAGAAATAGTTGAAGGATTCAAAAACTCATGCCCGATATTCATCGGAGAAGAGACCGAAGAACTTCACAAGCGTATTATTCGCATGAAATTAAGCGTTGACTGTCAAGGTGACATACTCGCACAGACCGAAGACAGCGACAAATATTGGATAACTACAGAACCAACCGTTATTCGCTGGAATAGAAATGGTACGTATGAAATCAGAATGAAATACAGTGTACATAAAGAAAGTAAATATAATAATAAAATTTATGAGTTTATAAAATAAGACATTTTGGAAAGGGGAAATGAAAATGAATAAGCAAGATATGAAAAATTATAAAATAGCTTCTGAGGTAACTACTTCGGAATGCTATACAGGGACAAAAGATTGTGGCTCCTGCATGCACGCTTTCCCAGGCAGTTACTCTCTGGATCTGATGGATACAGACTGCGACGGATCGGAGAAAGACGTGTGCAGGATGTGCAAAAAAGACGCAAAGTAAGAAAGGGGAATGAACATGAAAATAAATATTTCCGAATTAGTCGGAACGCACATTTTTGATGGAGCGACCGACTATAGGATAACCGCATATAGTTATCCGAACATCTATGCGGAAGAGCTGGAATATGATGAAAGTTTAGAAGAATTCCGAGGAACAGGGAAAAACATCACAATGAGATCTGGAGAAGTCGAAAGAGATTACAAAAGCGACTTCGGAACCGAAATGAAAATTGAATGGTAGAAGAAAAAAGAAACCAAGGTACAAAAACCAAGGTTTCTTTTTCGCTTCTGGTGCAGTCGATGAGTAAAAAACGATCACCCACAAAACCAACGAAAACAATTATAAATACGGCTTTCTGACTATATGTAAAAAGTTATACAGTACAACCCACGGTACAACCTATAGTACACACAAGTCCCAAAATGGCAAAAAAGAAAGCGCATAGAAAGAAAGACAGAAAGAGACAAAGAAAGAAGCAAAGAAATAGAGAAAGAATAGAAAGAAAGATTATAAAGAAAAAATATATATAATACTACGTTGTCTATATAATAAAATATATATATATAATAAAACAAAGAGGGAAGAAGCGCCCGCGTATAATAATTTTTATTTATTTATTTTTATATAATGGCACACAAGGGAAAATAAATTTTAAAATTGGGTATTGCGTTTTTTTTGCTCCTGGTGTATAGTTGACTCAACGGAAAACAAAAAAGGGAATTGATTAGGACATGCAGCAACCAGTTGACACACTGGGAGCAATCGAAAGCGAGGGATCACAACAGGATCCTGAAGACCTTAGAGCATAGGCCAGAAAGTGATTAGGACTCATCAACCTGACAAGTAATTTGTCGGATTGATGAGTTTTTTTTATTTGCAGATCAAAAAGGAGGTTGAGAGCATGGCAAGAAAAAGAAGAACAGTAGCGGGACCAGATGACCCAAGACGGTTGACAGATCCGAGAAACATACCGATTGAGTTCAACGATATCGAAGTTACCGTTGACAACCTTGAGAGACTTGCGGAAGACATCCTTTTCGACTGCTGCCAGGAAACAGACACGGATCCCACCGAGATACCGCCGAGTATATGGTTGTATACACTTCTTGAGATCAACGAAAAGCTGTTCAGGGGAAACAAGAGCATGCTAAAAAAACATCCTGCGGAGCATGATGAATATAACGCCGAAAGAGTTTTAAAGGCATACGAAGTGTACAAAAAACTCTGTGTAAAACACAAGCAGCAGATAACTATAAAAGGCTTTTCTGATATGACTGGAATTAATACACAGACTATTTATAACTGGGACTCTGATAGTAAATATAATGCTATAGGGTATGGTAGTAGTAGTGAAACACTAAGCAAAAGAGCTTTAGATCTCGCAAAAACTATAAGAAGAGATAATGAACAGTCATTAGAAGCACTTCTATTAGACAAGAGCATCAACCCTGTGAAGCCACTGGCAATCCTGAATCGTAATCATTTGTGGAACATGCCGGGAGTTACCAGGGAAACAGCACCGAAAAGAGCATTGTCAGCGGATCAGTTACCGCAGCTGGGTGGCTCAGAAGTGTGCAAAATCAGCCAAAACGATGCAAAAAGCAGTGAGTTTTTGAAAGTGGAAAAAGATGCACAAAAACCTTTGCCAGAATTGGTAGAAGTGCATGAAAATGAACAGTGATCTATCGGACAAACAATGATTTGTCGTATAGATTAGATGCGAAATCGAATACACATATGATCATCAGCTAAAGGGGGCTTGGGGGTCTGGTGGAAATCGAAAAACCGCCTTACTTAGTCCTCCAAATTCCCGAAAAAATAAAAAGGGGTATGCTATGGAAAGTAAGAAGAAAAGAGAATACGGTCCAGATGACTACCTGTTAGAAATGCCAAGCGGTACAAAATGCATCGTAAAACGTTCTAGCCAAAAGTATGACGAGCAGAAAAATGTAGTGAAATTCAAGACTTTGAATGATGGATATATAGAAATTCCTAGTGGAGCATTCATCCTGTCGAAATATAGTCCACTTTTTGATCCGAAGAAATCTCTTGATTCGTATATGTCTCGAAACTATCCAGAACAAGAGATAATATATGGCGAAAAACATTGGCTTCCGATGTGCATTGTTCAGACTAAGGACGGAGTATTTCATATTGAAGCAGATGAGATAACAAAGGATCCAGGGAATCAATTCATGTATATTTCGTTGAAAGGAAAAATCGTTGCTGCATTCAGAAAAGACAGTATCCAGTATGTATGCAAATTCACGTAGAGAGGTTTTGAACACATGAGAATCGCCGGAAAAGAAATCAATGATGAATGCACCAAATGCGGAAAATTCCTTGAGTGCGAATTGTTCCGTCAGGGACACGGGATCCGGCAGGAACGAACAAATGTGGTGCAAATGTTTTCTTGTCAGATGAAGCACAGGGAGAAGAGAAATAAGTAGATTGATGTTGATTTTTGCAAATTTCATTATAGTGATTGCATGTTTTGGGATTGATTTCCGATTTAGAAGAGTGATGAAATGAAAGTGTATGTGATTACAAGTGGCGAGTATTCTGATTATTGCATCCGAGCAATTGCGTTAAGCAGAGAAAAAGCCGAACTGATATGTGCAATTCTGAATAGATCAAAAAGATATTATGGCAACGTAGCTACAATTGAGGAATATGACACAGACGAAATTCAATGTGATACCAATGAGGATGTTGGTTTATGCTATGAGGCAGAGTTTGATTACAAAACATTGAAAAATATATATTGGGCGGAACCATTTTACTCATTTGCTAGAGATGAAATTAAAAGAAAACTTTTGGACCATAAGTACGGAATTCTAA